TCTTGTTCTTGTTCTTTTTCCTGTTCTTGTTCTTGTTCTTCTTGTTCTTGTTCTTGTTCTTGTTCTTGTTCTTGTTCTTGTTCTTGTTCTTGTTCTTGTTCTTGTTCTTGTTCTTGTTCTAACTTTTGTAAAGGTTTTTTACTAATTTCACTTTCAACATCTAATACTGGTATTTTTTCTGAAGACTCTGTTATATTTTCAAAAGTAACTAAATCTTTTGTAGGAGTGACTTCTGTAGATGATTCACTTTCAACTATTGGTTCATTTTCAGGTGATGCAATTTCTGTTTCAACATATATATCCGTTGGTGTATTTTCACTAGAAATGCCAAAAGAATCCAATTCCTTATCATTAATCTGTATATCAGAAGATATCGATTCATCAAGATTACTACTTGTTTTTTGACTTTCAAAATCTTCTGACTGAATAGACGAGTCTGAAGAATTATTACCTATACCTCCCTTAAAATCTTCAGGTGTATAATCTTCTTCATCATCTTCATCAAAGAATAAACTTAATGCACCTTTTGGTTTTTCAGATTGCATAATAAGACCTGATTTATCGTACACAACATTATCATCTTCAATAGTAGAAACTTCAGAGTTAGATGTTGATTCTTCTACTGCCGAAATAATATCATTAATAGATATTTCTCCTTTTTCTCCAGTTAAACAATGCTGATTTATTTCAGTAACAGGATATAATGTTGATGTTTTATCTTGTGTTAATCTTACAATTGTATCCAAATAAATAGGTAATGTATGTAAATAATTTATATTATTTATATTTTCAGTTGTAATAGTAATAATTCCTGTTTCTTTTTCAAGCGTTATACTTGTTTTAAAACCAGGATTATTTTTTATTTTAATATCTGATTTTTTAATACCTCTTTCAACTTCCAATTCATTTGCAATTCTCATTACCATTTCAACTGCACCTTTTCTATCCAAGTCTTCTGAAAAATTTTCCAAAAGTGCCTCTATAATTTCATCACCTCTTAATCCTTGACTTGATTTTTCAAAAATAAACGCTTCTTGGCTTGTAAATTTACTATAATTTGATACACGTTTAAAACGCAATTCAATTTTATTCCCTTTAAATTTATTTGTTTCATTTATAAAAATACTTGATATACAACTTTTGTATGAATCTAAATCTAATGGTTTCTTTATAGAAATTTGAGTTTCATATGTCAATTGTTTTATTTCAATATTTTCATCATTTAAGCTCTCAAAACTATCTAACTTATAACCACTTTGTTCTAACACTACTTTAATTTCTTTAATTAAAGGGTTGATAGCTTCTTTAAAGATAGTATTTATTTCATCTATGCTAACAACATTTTTAAACTCTGTACTAATAGTAATATAACCTTCTTCATCAAACTCACAAAATATGGTTTGCTCATTTGATTCAATATATACACCTACACCCTTACTACGTGTAATATTTTTCATCAGCTTAAATATTATTGCTTTTTTGAGAAATGGTATTTTTCTTCCATCTGTTGCAATTTTATCAGTATAAAGTCTATACACGTTCTCTTGTCTAGAAGATGGATTATATTTAATCAAAGGATTTTCTTTACTAGCATGTATTATTTTAAATATAATTTCAAGAGGAATTTTAACATCAAACTTAGGCTTTATTACAGCTTTAATATATTTAATACCTTTACTAACATAATTTAATTCCGTTTTTCTTAAATTATAAATATTATAAAACATATCAATTGTTTTAAATGACTCTATAACTCTGTCATTTAATATTTTTTTGTTATTTTCAATAAATTTACTTTTTTCTCTTGCCAAATCAGACAAATTATTTATATTTTTATTATATAAAAAAGGATAATAAATCTTAATAGTTGATTCTTCTGATACTTGTTTATTTGCAACATAAGAGAGAACGTCTTCAGCTAGACACAAATAAATACTATTATCAAAAATCTCACCACTATTCAATAATAAATGATTATTTAATGTTGTTAGCGATTTGCGAGCAGTTTTCTCTAATAGTTTGTCATATTCATTTACATCAAATGGATTACATATAAATGGATATTCATTTTCAACAATAAAGAATTTTTGACCAAGAACTTTATCTATAATATATTTTTTATTATCAAATTTCATTTCAAAAATATCATCAAATGTATAAATTTCCTTTTCTTCAGGTAACACAAATGGATTACCATTTTCATCACTGACAATATTTGAAAGAAATTGATCTAATCGTAACTTTGTCAATTGTAATTTACCATTTTGTGTAAGGGATTGATAAACTGCTATTGCATTTAAAGTTTCCATTTTTTGGCAATATAAATAAATTTCTTCTATAGAAATATCCTTTTTAAGCTCATTTAGTATTTTAATTTTAATAGTTGCAATAGAGTCATCAAAGTTAATTTGTTGTTCTGAAAATACTACTGAAATTTCGCCTGATTTTATTTGTATTATTTCTTCTGGTGTAAATATTTGTTGAAATATTTCATCTTCATTTTCACTAGCTATTTTACCATTGAAAACATAAATAATATTTACTACTCCATTTGTTAATTGTTTAATTTTATATATTTTTTGATCTAAAGTTGTAATTTCTTGTGACATATATATAAATCTATTTATTATTTTTAATTTAGTTATTTTTTTATTGTAATAACTTAATCATTCAAATAACAATTAACAAAAATTTTCCAAGTGAGTCAAATAATAATATAATTATATATTATAATGGACAATTATAGTGATTATAGTGATTCAAATAATTCAACATATTCAAATAATCCAACATATTCAAATAATCCAACATATTCAAATAATCCAACATATTCAAATAATCCAACATATTCAAATAATCCAACACATTCAAATAATCCAACAAGATATGGTAGATTTAAAAATTTATTAGGAACTACTGGTAAATTTGCATATAATACAACAATTGGTGAATTACGAAATGGAAGAATTCCTGTTGCTGATACTTTATATAGAGGCATTAGAGCAAAAACCTATGGTAACAAAAGTGGAAATATTGCGTTTAATGAAAATGAGGGTTATTATAAATTAGGTGGATTAAGAAAAAATAATAGAACTAAAAGAAGAAAAAATATTATAACTAAAAGAAGGAAACATATTAGAACTAAAGGAATAAAAAATGTTAGGACTAAAGGAAGAAAATAAAAACTTATATATAACAAATAATTGATTATATATAAATATATTTAAACTAAATCATAATAAGGGTTATCATTTATGGTCATACCACAATATTCCTGTGGATTTTTTTTATAGTCAATTGGAATATAAATTTTAGCCTCTTTTGCATTTTGTAATACAAATTTAAAATTTTGCCAAAATTCTTGTTTATGACCTATAGATTCAGTCATAATATGTGATAATTCATGAAGGGCAACAAATGTAAGCGTATTTATATCGATAAGTTTATTTCCTTCTTTTGTTGTATTTAAACAAAAAGCTAATTTTTCTCCTTTATTTTCACTAAATGCAGTTAATTCAGATGTTGGAAGTGTTTCATTAATTACTTTTGGATCAAATCCGGAAACAAGTCGTTTTGTACGTGGGTCATCAGGATGTTTTTCTTTTATATAGGCAACCATATCTTTCATTTTTTTTGTTACATCAGCTAAAAGATTGGCAGCTAGTTCTAACTTCTCTCTTTCGCGAACACAATAACGATTACCATCTTTAGATGCAATAATACATTTCAAATTATATGCATCTGATTGGTAATAAATGACTAAACAAAAAAAAAGTATAAATGCTATAAATATATAAAAAAATATACTATGCTTTTCCATATAATCTACTTTTATAAAAAGTAGATCAAAATTATAAAATATCTAAATTTCATTTAAGACCATTTTTTGAAACATTTGTAATTATAGGCTTATTATCATATGTTCTTAAACCATCCGGAATTACTGGTATTGAAGTAACATAACTTCCCATATTAAACTTAAAAAATTTTATGAATAAATATGTAGCATCTAAATAAAAATTAGCAGGTTGATCTGAACCACTACCCGAATTTGCATGTCCTGACCAGCAATGTTTTTGATCAATAATACTAATAGAATTTAAAACAACTTCATTATTGGCAGCAGAATTCCATTTGTATTCTTCGTTTGAAGAATTATATGTTTCTTCTAAATTATTATTTGTTTTAACAAATTCGACATATTTTGGAATATTAGCAGTATATGTATTTGTAGATATTACACCATCAATTTTGTTTATATCTTTATCAATTTCTGTCCAAATAGTTTTATCTATCCCTTCATATGCATTTTCGTTATTATACATTGCACCATCATAAGGAATGGTTGTATCACCTGTTCCATGAATAATAAAAACAGAAATATTCTTTAAAGGACTAAATATATTATATGGAATAATAATATCATTGTATAATTTATAACAATTATCAACATTTAATTCTCCAATATTTGTTACACTATCTAATCCAAAATGGGATGACGCACAAATACCAATAGCTTTAATATAATTTTTATACATAGATAAATTTGAGTAATATGCACAAAAACCAGCACCATTTGATTTACCTGTTAAAAAAATTTGTGGTATTATATCACCATATATTGTAGATAAAACTTCATCAACAAAATTTACATCATCTTGTGTTCCATCTTTATATCCTTCTTTATATAACCAAGGAAAAGCATTTGTCCATGTTGATGTATTTAAACTTTTTTGTCCTTGAAATACAATTATTGACTCTGCTATAAGATTAAATTGAGTATATTCTATAAATTCATCAATTGTACCTCCACCTCCATGAAAACATAACAATACAGGACCATTTCCTCTTGATGATTTCTCTATATTAAATGTTGTATAATATCTAGTTACACCATTTATTATAATTGTTTTATCTTGACGTTTTTTTTCCAAATAATATTCACTTTTAAGTATCTCTATTGTTTGTAATATTATATCACTAGTAAATTCAACTGAGCTTTTTGCTAACTCTTTGGCAAGTAATATCGTTGAATCTGAGTCATCGCCTGTTGCTGTAGCAGAAGCGGTTACTTCATAATTTGAAAGTATTTGTTGTTTAGCAATAGCAAATTTTTTAAACATTTAGCTATTTGTATATACATATATATAATTATAATGTCAAATTATAATAAAAAAAATATAACTCATGAATTAAAGGAAATTACTGATTTAAAAAATCTAGTTATTGGTAAACAATATATTATTGGAAAACAAAAAGATACTGATGATATAACATTTTATTTGGCTGGAAATGATGATACAGATTATCTTCCAACATCTGAAGAATTTGTAAGAGTAGAATATGATAATATATATTTTAAACATAATAATCCAAATAATCAGAAAGAAATATTAAAAAAATATAATATGAATGAATTAATAAATAATAACGATGGAAAAATAAATATATGGGAATTACCAATTCCAGACGATTTAACTAAATTAGTCGGTGACTATCTTTAAACAATAAAATCTTAAAAATAATATTTACTCTATTGGGTATGCTAATTTATAAATTAATATATAAGCTAGAAATAAAGCAAAGAAATTTTTTGCGAATAAATCTAAAATATTATACAAAATATTTTTAACGTCGTAGCTCATTAATGCTGCAATACCATATAAGCCCCATATACTGACAAAATATATAAATGTAATAACTCCAATAGATGTATATTTTGCATAACTTTCATAAATAATATAAAACATCATAAAAAATGGTATAAATCCTAAAAAAATTGATATTTTAACATTCATCATACCTAATTCAGAAATATAACCAAAAAATAACATAGTTAAATTTAATAAACAAATTGTAAGTAATTTATATTTTTCTGTATTAATTAAATTAAATAAATCATGTGGTTTATCTTCATTTATTTTTTTAATAATTAAAAGATACATTGAATATGTAAATAACATAACAGGTGTTGTAATTATCCAATCATAATAACGAAAAAGAGTAATATTTTTTATAGAAGTAAAATTTCTTATCATCCAAAAATAAAAAGTTCCTTCAATAAAATTAATAATATACTCAATCCATAATAATTTTTTAATATCACACAAAAATGATGGTATTGGTATAGTTAACGCATAAGTATCTATTATTGTTATTATTATTTGTATGATAAAAGATATAATTCCTGTTGTGTAAATTGGTTCAATCATATATATTCTTTATAATTTTATAAATAATAAAACAAATAACCATTTCTTTTTCATAATAAATAATATTTAAATATATTTTCAAATATTATTTATAAAAAAGGTATAAAAAAAATTATTGGTTACCACCACCAATTTCCAAAGGTGGTCTCATAAAGTCAGGCTCAATTGTGCTCTGGTTCCATGGTCCCACGCTTAGTTGTGGATTTGGTGGTTCAGAACGAATTTGAAGATTAGCATTTCTCAAACTTTGTCCAATTGTATCAATACCAATATGGTAACCTGCTTTTAACAAATTAACATTGGCAAACTCACCTTTACCAGAAGGATTTAATTGAGCCCATTGGTTATCAGAGCTCTTTGGAAGAAGTTCAGCTGGGTTTTGAATATTTGGCTGAGAGCAAGAAGATGGTAGTCCAGGCATACTAGTTTGAACACCATTAGCAGAAGCAAAAACTTCATTACCATTAGGGTCAGCAGGTCGAACTGCTGCAGAAGCTTGTAAATTTGTGTCTTTGTATTGAGGACCCATGGTGGCATTTGATTCATGACCTGATGAACCTTTTGCACCTAAATAGCCAGCAAACATGCTAACGCCATACGCAACAATTAATAAAACCAAAATGGCTCCAATTCCATAGTCTTTCCATAGTTTCGTAAAAGAGACACTCATTATATAAAATTAATGATAAAATAATTTTTAAAATACATATTAATTATTCTAAAGATTTGGACTAAAGGTTTATAAATCTTCTAATTCACTTTCTGAAACTTCATCAATTTCGGCGTCAAAATCACTATCACTATCAATCAAACTTTCCAACATATAAGTCTTCTTAATATTCTTTGCTTCTAAATAAGCAACAATAGCATTTTTTTTTGCTAATTTTGCTTTATTCCTAGCATCCTTATATAATTCAAAATAAACCTGATTTGGTTTTTTTAATTGTAATGTTTCATAAGTGTCTAAATTGTTTTCTAAAGGTAAATTAAAATGTTCGACTTCGCTTAAGTTATCATTTTCTTCAAGTTCTTCAAAATCAAAAGAAATAATTTCTTCTTTTTTTTCAGGTAGTGAAATATCAAATGGACCTAAATCATTTACTTCTTCTAAAACATTGACTTCTTCTAAATCATTTACAATACTTTTTACATCCATATAATTAGCAGTTTCGTTAATAAAAATAGGCTCATTTGTTTCTTCAATTATCTGAATATCATCTATAGTATCTTTTACTAAAGGTATATCCATTTCATTTACTGATGTAATAGGTATTTGAGGTATATCTTGAGGTATATTTTGAGGTATATTTTGAGGTATATTTTGAGGTATATCTTGAGGTATATCTTGAGGTATATATACATTATCAGTTTTTATCAAACAACTATCAAATATTGGTTCATTTTTTATTACCATAGTTTGCTTAAGTTCTATTTCAACTTGAAAGTTTCTTGTTGTGAATTTTATTCCCTGAATTTCTAAAATAGAAATAATATTTGTTTCATGTGTAACATCATCCATTGTTAAAGGAATTTCTTGTTCATTATAAATTTTAACAGCTGGAATATTATTACTATTCTTAATATTTGACCTCAATAAGTAGAATTTACCAGATTTGTAAACTCGAATAGTTGAATTAAAAGCAGATTCAATATCGCTTTCTTCTAAACCATTTTGAAACCACGTGTCTCTTTTACCAAATATTAATTTTTGACATATTGATTCTAAATTTTCAAACCATTGTATAAGTGCTTCTGCATTTTTATCAAACATCAAATCAATGTAATATTTTTTGCCTGTTTTAATAAATCCTTGTCTTGATTGTCCTTTAGTTGTTTGAATATATAATGGTTTTTTATTGTATTCTATTTTAGTAAAATAAGCACCGCCTTGAATTCCTATAGGATGTGCTAAAGATAATTTTGAAAAATCAAAGGTTTCATTAGGTTCAACAATATTCTCCATATTATTGAAAATATAGAAAAATATAAAAAAAACAACACGCAAAAATTTCTGAATATTTATATTTTGGTTAATTATATGAAGGATTCTTTAGTTCAACAATGTTTAGACATATTAAAGAGGGACGATATCAAAAATGAATTAAATTTGCTTTCTAATTCGGTCATTAATTATATTTTACATGAAGTAAAACCATTGGTTTTCATATCTATTTTATTTATTACTATATTGTTCATCATGAACTTGGCTATAGTAATTATGTTAATATTATTGTTACGCAATAAACAAACAATTTCTAAAATAATATAAATTATTTAATATAAAATATTTATTATTAAACCATTTAGACAAGTTTAAATGTATATCTTTACATTTAATTATATTTATTTCTCATGATTTAATATAAATGGCAAGAAAACATAGTCGTAGACATAGCCGTGGCCGTAGACATAGCCGTGCACAAAGAGGTGGTAATAGTTGGACAAGTGGTTCCACTTATGGTACTTATGTTAATGGATCAGGTGATGCACAATTTGATAGAACTTTTTCTTCAACAGGTATATATGGTAGTAGAATGGGAACAGAATATGTTGGAGCTCAAGGTCAGTGGGCAAATCAACCAAATACCCCTTCCGCATCGAACCTTGCATTAATTCAATCTGCTGGTAGAAGAAAACGTAGAGGTGGATTCTTAGGAGCTGTTATAAGTCAAGCAATTGTACCAGCTGCTATTTTAGGATTACAACAAACCTATAGACGTAAAGGTAATAGCGGTAATAGAACTTTTAGAAACAAAAAATTTAGTAGACGTCATTAAATTTTAAAGTTTTTGATGTGTAATATTATATAAATAGTATTTATAATAGTAATTATATATGAGTTTTGAAAATCAAATACAACAATGGGTATCAATAGATAATCAGTTGAAACAACTAAATGAAAAAGTAAAAGAAATGAGAGAAAAAAGAAATACATTAGAACAAAATATTACAAACTATACTTCATTAAATAATCTCTCTAATGCCACAATTAATATAAGTGATGGCCGAATAAAATTTGCTAATACAAGAGTCCCAGAACCTATTACATTTAAATATTTAGAAAGGACATTAAACGAAGTTATTAAAAATGAATCTCAAGTACAAATAATTATGGAACATATAAAACAAAAAAGAACGATTAAAATTGTTCCAGAAATAAAGCGGTTTTCTAATAATTAAATAATATAAATAATTTATATGGAAGGTAATAATACAATAAATCCAACATCTAATGAAATATATATAGGTGCTAATGAATTAGTATTTAATAATGAAACTGGAATTCAATCTGGAGGATTTAGTATTCTTGATATTATGAATAAAGCTGGTATTTCGCCTGTTTTGACTATTAGCTCAGAAATTCAATCAGGAGGAGGATCTAATAAAGTTTCTGATTTATTTCAACATTTAGCAGTTCCTAATTGGGCAACTATGTATAATATGTCTGGAGGTGAATATAAGGAAAAGGGAAATAAAAAGAAATATGATGAGAAAAGTGATAGTGATAGTGATAGTGATAGTGATAGTGATAGTGATAGTGATATAAACGACGATTTACATGATCGATTATTAGAACTTGTAAAAGAACATGATTATGAAAATAAGTTAAAACAAAAACAAAAAAAAACAAGGAGAACAATAAAAGGTGGTAAAAAAAATACGACAAAAAGGAATAAAAAAAAATAATAAAAATTATATTAGTTTAATAATTTAACTAATATAATAATATGTTATGTCAATTGATGGAATTCTATAATGTTTTAATAATACAACAAAATGTAGAAAATGTAGAAAATATAGAAAATAATGAAAATATAGAAAATAATGAAAATATAGAAAATAATGAAAATATAGAAGATGTAGAAGATGTAGAAGATAAAGAAGATGTAGAAGATGTAGAAGATGTAGAAGAATGCTTTATTTGTTTTGAAGTTAAAAAAATACAAGAGATACCGAAACAATTAAAATATCAAAAAACATATTTAAAATTTTGTTATTGTGATGGATGGGTTCATGATAGTTGTCTAAAAACATGGTTTAATATAAATGAAAAGTGCCCGATATGTCGTAATATAATGATTGAAAAAAATTGTGTAGAAGTAGAATGTAGTGTTCATGTAAACTATTTTTTATATAATGCAAAAATATTTTTAAAAAAAATTATACATAATATAATACGTGTTATCAACGTAATTATTATATATGTTACTATAATAAATATTATAGATATAATTTCTGTAGCAAATAAATATAATAAATAAGAAGATTAAACTGCACCCCAAATATTGTAATTAAATGGCGATAATAATATTTGATCTACTTTATTTTTCCAAAAATCCACCTTATTTTGAAACTCTTTATCTTTTAATGTCTCTGGATATGGTGTAGCAGTTTTCATTAGTTCTTCTTCTTCTTCATTTATTTTTGGTTTCATACCAAAGCAATTCACACCAAATCGAACTTTTGGATTGGCTATGTACCCACCATTTATACCTGGACGTCCACAATCATTTTCATGACCTTTTATTGTTTGTAGAGTCTTATATGTTTGTGATTGTGTGGGAAATAATGCCATTTGATTTGCAGACCATCCATAGTTACACCATTCAGCACCATTATTATATGCGTTTTCTACCTGTTCATATGTTGCTAAATCGGCATCATATGCTTTACATATTGCCTTTGCATTATCATAACTATAGTAATTTCCAGGAATATTAAAAACTTGTTTTTTCAATTTTAATTTAGATCCAAAGTTGTTAGTTTTTTTGTTGTTATCTATTGAAAGTGTGTCTTTAATTGATTGAATAATACTAGTAGAGTTAGTAGAGTTAGTAGAGTTAGTAGAATTAGTAGAATTAGTAGAATTAGTAGAATTAGTAGAATTAGTAGAATTAGTAGAATTAGTAGAATTAGTAGAATTAGTAGAGTTATTATGATCTACAAAGATGTTCATTTTGGTTTCAGGTGTAAATAACCCTTTAATATAAGCAGTTAAATTTATACTAAAAAAGTATTGAAAAGCATTTGCTAAAATTAATATAATAAGAATAATAACAATAATAACTCCCAAAATACTAAAACTAGAACTATTTGGTGAATTTGAACTCGAAACTGCAAACCCTTGATTGTTTCCTAAAGATGATGAAAAGACATAATATATTACAATAATTAATAATATAATAAAAAATATCATAGGATTCATCATAAAACTATTTAAATAATCATACATATTTATTGGATTAGTTGTTGTTGTTGTGCTTACTACTTCCATATAATATATAAATAGTTAAAATAATATATTATAAATAGTTTAAAATAGACTTTACTTTTTTCTGTAAAATAAAACATATGCTTTTGGTGAAATAATAGACTCAGTTTGAGTTACTTCAGATACATTTGTATCATTAAAATGATACCATTTTCCATTTGCATTTTTGACATAAGCAGTATAATGGCCGCCCATTACTCCACCACTATGATTACAAACGCCGTAAAGTTCATAATTATAACTTTCACTCTTATAACCAATTACATAACTAGACAAATCTAAATTATCTAGAGGAAATGTTATAAGAATCTGATTTTTTTGAAACCTACTATTAAATCTTTTAAAATCAATTACCAAAATATTTGGAAATGACCAAAATTGAATTTTTTTTCTAATATTTACTTTTGTTTTTATTTTTTCATTATACCATGCATTTTCGCCTTCTAATATTTCACCTTCTACATAATGGTTAAAACATTCAATTAATGATGGACATTTATTATTTAGAGGTATAGGCAAATCTATCATAAAATAGGGTTCAGGTGTTATTTGATATTGTTTCCCTGTTACAATATCAGTTATTTCAGAAACATGTACAGCATAAAATAAATTCCAAATTTCTGAGTATTCTTTGGAATATATATTTTTAATCATTTCAAAGCACTTAACTGCTATTTTATCTGTATTATTCTTTGTTTTACCTGATATAGTCATTTTTATTTCTCTTGCAAGAGAATTATGAAAACAATCAATTAAGAATAACAAAAACTCAGGTAAATCATTTTGTGAATATCCAGTAAACATTTCCATATCTTTTAATTGTGCTACTTTTTGAATCGTTTTTATATATTTTCCAGGTGAAATAACACAATTATTATCCCACATGATTTTTCTCAAGTTATCCCATTCTATTAATAAAGCAGAATCACATTTATTCTTAATTTTTTTTTTGTAAACTTCTTCGTCTAAAAAGGAATTTAACTCATATGTATGGGAAAGAACTTGCATACATGAATTTATAAAACATGTATTTCCAAGATTCGAAAGTCCACTTAGTCCTTTATCCTTGTATTTATCAGTATTCATTTTTAATATTAATAATAATATACGAATATATTTAAACAGATTTAATATATTATATAATATAATGAGTCAAAATTTAAACACATATAACATAAGCAATGAACATATAATTTTGGTTGATATGTTCAAACGTATATATAATGATAATATTCATCAAATAAATAGTATGACAAATTCTATAAATAATCTTAGAAATTCAAATATACAAATAAGAAATTTACTTGTTCAATTATTACTTAATCCAAATACTTCTATTAACTCAGAAAATACTGCTAATGCTACTAGAAGTTATCAAAGGCAACCAACAAACCAAAGACAACCAACAAACCAAAGACAACCATCAAACCAAAGACAACCATCAAACCAAAGACAACCATCAAACCAAAGACAAAATTTGGGAAGAGTTATTTTAGATAATGTTCCTTATATTATTGATAGTGTTAGTCAATATAGAATACCATTTTCACAACAAAATGGTACTATATCTAGAGAAGGTTTAGATAATAATTTGTCAACGCTTATGCAGAATTTTTTTGAACCAATTGAAATATATCCTACACAAACTCAAATTGAACTTGCTACAAGAAATGTTCGTTATAGTGATATTTTAAACCCAGTAAATAGATCTTGTCCTATTAGTTTAGAACCATTTATCGATAATGATCTTGTATCTATCATAAGATTTTGTAATCATATATTTAAAAAAGACCAATTAACAAGATGGTTTAGTTCAAATTGTAAGTGTCCTGTATGTAGATATGATATTCGAAATTATAATCCGAATATAAATTCTGAAACCATTAATGAAGACCTTAATGAAGACCTTAATGAAGACCTTAATGAAACACCTTTATCAAATAATACTTCTACCGAAGAAAATGAGGTACAAGAGAGAAATAGTACGACACGAACAAATACAATAACACAATATATGGACTTATTCATAGATAACACATTAACTGATTTAATAAATATTTCTGATAATACAGATACAACATCATTATTTAGGTTCTTGAATACAATACAAAGACCATAGATGTAGTCATAAAAATAATATATATATAATATTAATATAAAGCTAAATTATAATATAATAATAATATGTTGTTACGAAATAGAGATGTTAAAAATGAAAATGAAAATGAAAATGAAAATGAAAATGAAAATGAAAATGAAAATGAAAATACAAAATGTTTTACACACAAAAGAGAGTATATACAAAAGATTTACAATGTATTTATATTTTGTATTAATTTTATATATAAAGGTATTAAATTAATAATTAGAGTGTCTGGAATATATCTATTGTGGATTATTTTGCATTTTATAGCATCGCATTTATATGTAAGATTATGTGTTCCAAATACAATAATGGGCTTTATATTGTCGCCATTTATGACAGCTACACCACATTGTCAAGGCCTTAGATGGATTGTATATAATGGTGCGAATATGATTAGTAATATGTGGATAATATTTGGAGCATGGATTTGTTCATCAATTTTAATTATAAGTAAAGATAATCCAAACTCATCAACTAATATTGTAAGTGAATCGTAAAATATTAATTTGAATTAAATGTACTTAAATATAACCCGTATAATATAATAATATTAAGAAAATGATAAGCACCAAAAGACATTATAAGAAGTGGACAATAACAGAGGTTTTAAATTTACAGCGTGAATATGAGCTTTTAGAATGGAGTGTACAACAAATTGCCAATAAACATGAAAGAACTATTGAATCTATTTTATTCAAGCTTAATGAAGAGGGATTAACTACTTCTTTATATGAAGCAACTGGTTATTGTTTAGATAATAAAACACCAAATGTAAACGTTTGTAGTTTAAAAAAAAATAAAAAAACTATATCAGAAAAAATATCTGATATAGGTTCTTCAACAGACTTAGGTAATGATGTTTATGATTTAAATAGTGATGATAATATTTCTTTTAATGCTAGTATAAATACCCTTTCAGACCGCGTTTGGAATTTAGAGACGAGTATAGAAGAAATTAGTTCAATGGTAAAACAAATGTTTGACCATATGCCAAGTCAGAAAAAAAACAAAAAATGTTCATCTACTATTAAACATTAATTTAAAAAAACTATGATTACGAAATTTATTAGATATTATTTATTAATTTTATTTTCTAAAATATTTGAATTTACATTATAACTCCGATATGTTCCAAAAATTATATCAAAAATTGGAAATAATATACAATAGTTATAATTCAAAAGTTTATGATGAATACTATGGTGTGACCAATATAATTCTGAATGTGATAAATAAGATGTTGTGATGTATATATATAGAATTATTATTTGTTCATAAACAGATATATTTATAAAAATAATCGGCACGCCAATTGAAATAATTGATGCTAAGTCATCCAAGTCTGTTAAAAAAAAAGTATCAAATGGATATACAATAATATTTGTATGATGTTTTTTATGAACTTTAGTATAATAATATTTATGAATAATCCGATGGTATATATAATAGATTGCCTCAATAAGTAAACAATATAAACATATTGAATATAATGACTCAATCCAATTATGTTTTCCATATGGAATTATATTATCAGAAACAATATACATTAGTCCAGTGGATTGAAATATCAATAAAGGAACATTCTTTATATATTCATCTATTCTAGTTATTCTTTCTTCATTAGTAAAAGTAGGATTTATAAATGGATAATTATTTACACTGCAAATAAGAAAAGAAGTTATTGTGGAAATTGAAAATGTAGTAACAATGACGCCAAATGAAATTAATATATTCATTTTTATTATAATATATGTAATACTTAAATTTATTATTTATATTTAACTATTATTTATATTTAACTATTTTTTATTATAACGAATGTAACTAGTTTTTGTATTATTTTTATTTTTGGTTGGTATAAAAATATGATTACGGAAATGTAATCATATTTTAGATCTTTTCTCATTTAATATGCTTTTTTACTATCTTCTTTTTACACCTTTGAAGATTTAAGTTCGCATAAAAATACGAAAATAAAAAAATTCAAAAGTGTAAAATACATATTCATATGCGCATTCAAAATAAGAAAAGGTGTAAAAAAATTATAATAAAGAGTTTTCATAATCAAAACCATTTTCTTTAAAAAACAAAAAATCGTTACTATAAAATTGAAATACTTTATTTTTAATTGTTGTATCATAAAAATTTTTTACAGGAACATTATAATTATAGTATATATTCATATCTAAATTAAATACATCTCCATCATATTTTTCATTAAAATTAATTCTTTCATGACCCCACTTAAAATCTAATAATTCATTGGGTAATTTCTTATTATATAATTCTTCAATATAGTTGTAATCAATATTTTCAATATCAAATATTTTAAGGGAATTTGATTTTATAATTTTATTTTTGTCAAACATATTATCTGTTTGTGGTATAAAATGTGGTTTATCAACCATACGCCATGTTTTTTTAAGTAACTCTTCTACAAATGTAGAAAATGTAATTTTGCTATATTTCCATAAATGTCTAAACTCACCTGTTGTTCTATATTTATCTAAAAATCCTGATACAATCCTTTTATATGGATTTCTAATAAATAATATGGTTCTATATTCTTCAATATTATTTGGTAAATTTTTAATATCATTATATGTGTGAATAACATTATCTATATTATTATTTTGTAAAAACCAAAAAATTTTTTTTACATGACTACATCCACATTTAGTAGACCAGCCAAATATTATTTTATTTTTATCATCAACTAAAAAAAACATATATATAAGACCATTTTTTATTTTAATATTTCAAATGTAATAAATTTATAAATTCTTTGGAAATAAATATCAAATTTTTATTTTTTTTCAAAGAACTTTGTAAGACTTTGCACGCCTGATTTTTCATTATTTGTTTCTCTTAAATACTCATCGAATAATAATCCTTTTATTTCTTTACATCGCATTGTCTCTAACTTATCCTCAAATTTTTCTAAATTATCATAATGTTCTCTACGTAAAAGTTCAACTGAATTTTTAAAATGTTTAATCTTAGTATGTTTTTTATTCATATTCCAAATCTTCTCCAATACTAATGCAAATACTTGTTGTACAGGCTTCATGATTTGATTTGTAATATAAAACGAATAATCAATTTTTAATCCATTCTCTCTAATAAATGTGGGAGTTTCTATTTTTTCACCCTGAAGCGCTTTCTTATTTTTTGATGCTATATATACAAATGGTATTCTATCTCCTGGACCTAGTTTATTACCAGGATCTCGTGCAGTTATTCTATCTGCTAATACCTTATGTGCAATCGAATTTGGATTTTTATATCCAGAACGTAATGATTTTGTAATAATTAATTTATCCATTGGATACTTTTCTTCTACAATATTTTGTAATGAGGATCGAAGAAAATCAATTGCCTCTTGAATATTTTGTTTTTTCATCAATATATCAATAATACCACCATAAATATCTTTTACTATTGGTGCATTATCTCGACGTTTTAAAACAATTCCCATTTCATTTCTTTTGCATTTATCAGGATCGAATTCATATTTCATACCCACATAGCGTTTTTTTGATAACAAACAAAAGGGCATAAATGTTTTCTCATATTCGAAATCATGTGGTCCCTTTAAGAATTTTGCTGATACATCACCAACTTGTTGTGCTAATTCAATCGTAATTTCAAGTGCCTTTTTACCACGAATAGGTGTTCCATCTAAATCTTCTAGATTAAATGTATAAAATACAGAGTCTGTATCACCATAAATATACTCTGCACGTGTCTTTACTTTACCATATTTTATAGTATCACATATTTTATCTCCATAACATTCTTCAATAATTCGTTTACCATATGTTAATAATTTTCTACCAGTTGCTGTTGTACATGCTGCAATATCTTTTTCATAAAATGTACTTGTTTTAGCACCACATTGTCCATAAAGTGAATTAGCAGTTACCTTGTAACCGAGTTGTCGCTGGTCAAGTACATTTTTCATGAATTCATCTTTTTCTTGTGGTATCATTTTTCTGGTATCCTTACGTGCTTTCAAAAGTTCTTTCAAAATAGAAGGCATAATACCCTCACATTCACTATTTACATTTGGTTGCACAAAACGACACATTTTATAACCATTCAATACTTTTTCAGCGGCAGCTTTTGGATGTTTTCTTTTATACACATATGTATCATAATTGACGTCTACATATTCATAACCAGGTAAATTATCATAAATATAATTTCCATGTTTATCTTTTTCACCCCATTCTTCTATTAAATTACCAGCCAAATCATATTCTCTTGTCCATACCTTACTATCATGAGATAAATTTTCACTTATCATAGAGCTAGGATATAATGATGCATAATCATTACAAGCTACAGGGTTATCTAAATATAAATCACATTTAGGTTCTAATACGATAGCACCCTCATAACCTTCCTCTAGTCCACCTTTTTCGATTACAGGCATTAAAGTACGTTTTTCACGACATTTTTTGGCTACATAACTTGTAAGCTTTATACCTTGCCCTCTCATGACGAGGAAATTAATAGGTACACTACAAATTTTTGCCATCTCAATAAATCCAGTCAATATATCTGATTTGTTGAACAAATAATGTACTAGGTTACAATCTTGAATACAATATTTAGCAATAACTGCACGATCATCTGCTGTACCATTTGTCATACGGAAAATATCCTTTGGTGTCACATCATCCTTTGCTAAACACCAACGGATTTTTTTTTCAAAATCAGGATTTACAATGCTATCTATTTTAAAAATACTATTTGTTTTATCAACATATGTTACTAAATATTTTGCACCATCTGCATAATAATCTACAGAATGTCCGATTTCTTCAAAATGAACATAACTTCCAACTAATAATCCGGTCATATTACCTGTTTTAATGATACTAGTGTCTTCAATACATTCAATATTTTTTACAAAGTCTCCAATAAAATAACCAGCAACATAATCTAATTTATAACTTGTTAAATTTTCACCACGTCTATAAAAGTTGTATAAATCCACTTGTAGACGACCATTCATTTTAATAAAACGCAAATCATGCTGACCACTTGCAATTTGTAATGTACTCTCTTCTATTTTATATTTATCTGTATCTTTATCCTTAGTTGCGCAAATTTCTTCTGTATTTCGAGATAGTTTTAAGAAATCTTCGACACAATTATTTTCCTCGGCTCGTCTAAACATAAACTCATAATCAAAACCAAATATATTATACCCAATAATAATGTCAGGGTTTTCACGTTGAACTAATTTTTGCCATGCAAGTAAAACTTCCTTTTCTGTAGTATAACTTTCAACTACAGAATTGTCCATAGGTATATCAGAACACGTATTTAGTGCAATACAATGATTAAAATATGGCTCTACATCACCATATTTCATAAATGTAGAACCAATAAATGTACATTTATCACCCTCTAGTTTTGGAAATATTTTTTTTAATGATTCATTCAACTCATTCAATTTACCTTCGCGTTCAAATTTATTATCACAAAGAATATCTACAATAGTCGCCGTTTTGTCTGTATAAAATTTATTATAATTATTTGAATCATTATTATCCTCATCTTCTTCTAATGCAATTTTTTCAAATAAAGATTCTATTGTTGTATCTGAATTATTCTTATCATTAGAATTCAAATTACGTACTATAGATTCTAACCATTTTTCACACAATTCTTCTACATTTTTTTTAGATTTTGGGGTTACTTTTGGATATACTAGATCAATTTGGTTCATTTTTTCATAACCAAATGCTGCTAAAATAATACGTCTCAATATATTTTTACAAAGCTCTTTTGACATATCCATTTTTAAATTCTCAAAATATTCTACAATATTAGTAGCTAATTTTTTATATGTTTTGATAGGAACAGGAAAATCACCATGACTACTACTTGCTTCAATATCAAAACTCATAATTTTATAAGGAACTCTAGTTTCTTTTTCATTTAATGGAATAATATCTTTATAATATGTTTTGATAACATAATCAGAATTAATAATATTTTTATCATAGTTTATATAATCTTGACCTTTTTTGATAGGTACTGCAACCCACCCAGAAGGGCTAATATCTTTAATATGAAAGAAACGTAATAGTGGTGGAATATTTGCCTCATACAAAATAATATTTGTATCTTTAAACTGATATCCATTTTTTAATAATACATGTCCTGAATTATAATTAGAATACCATAAATTTTTCGCCTTATTAAATGCAGTTAAGTTTGCAAATTCTAAAAGAATAAATTTATGTTCTTTACCTCCATCAAAACCATATAATTTTTTCCTTTTAATTATTTTACATTTGGTTATAGAATCTTGATAGTAAGAACCCATTTTTCCTTTTAAATGAACTAAAAACTCATTTTTATCTTGTATAGTCCATTTGTCATTTACCATTATATAGAAGAATGGAAGAAAGCCTTCAGCAGTTAATGAATATGTCTTACCTTTTTCATCTACACCAAACATTTGGATAATAAAATTGTTTCTATCTTTGTGTGTGTTTTGCTCATTATCTGACAACTCTCCTGCCTCATTAAATACATTAAAATCGAAAAGTCTAAAAATATGTTCCATTTGTTTAATATAGTATTCTTTATTTATTTCCTTTATAAATATTCAATTTTATTTATAAAATATAAATAAATATAATTTAAATATTTTTTTCGTAATAAGCTGAAATTAAAAATATAAAACCAATTGCTATACATATATAAGCTGTAAAATATTTGATAGTTTTTTCACTTAAAGAATATTTTTTTTGTGTAACTATTTTTGAACCAAAATAGCTTCCTATTGTAACACTAATAATAAGTGACCATGCAAGAGGCCAGTTAATTTTATCAGCCTTGTAAAATTCATATACTGAACCTATAGTTATTGGAAATAAATTTAATATAAGTAAACTACCTAAATTGCTTTTATAATCACCGATACCTAACACATCAAGTACTAATAAAATTAAACCTGCTGGATTAAAACTTGTTGTTCCTAATGAAAAACCAGAAGCCAGACCAAATATAGTATATATAAATAATTCTAACATATATATACTATTATACACTATAAAAAATAAATTTATTTTCTCCCATATTTGCAGTATTGTTTTTGTGAAAAACCCTTTGGTCTATTACATTTTATACTTTTTTTATATTTTTTAGACCATTTACCACCTTTTTGTTTATTATTTTTATGTGTTTTATTATGAACTTTCTTGTTATTAACTTTCATATCTTTTGAATGAATCCATTCCATAAAAGAATCAATTGTGCGGTCTTTTTTTATTATATTGCTATCTTCATAGTTTTCATTAATTAAACCTCCATTTGTAATAAATTTCATTGTTGGAAAACTATCAGGTTGTCTTTCTAAATTTTTAAGATTTTGTGCTAATTGACTATCAATAGCTGCAATTACAACGTCTTTTCTGTTTAAAATAGTAGGAGATAACACATTTTTAATTTTAGTCCACTCTGGACGTGTAGCATTACAAGGACCACAATTTTCCATAAAAATTAATAAAAATGTTTTTGTGTTTTTATTAGCAAGATATGAGTCTAATTTGGCAATATTATTACAATTCCCATCCATGCAATTTTTTTGATCTATGTGTATAAAAACCATTCTATTAAATAAATAGAAAATAAAATAGTATTACAATTTTATATTACAATTTTATCCTTATATAATATATTATAATGTCATTATTAATATTTTTATTTATAGTATTATTTTTAATTGGTTTATTTTTTTACGCAAAAGGAAATGATTTAAGTTATACCTTTTCAGAAGGTTTTATATCAGATGAATCAAAAGGTGTTAGGTGTCCTAATTTGTTAATACAAAAAGGATCAAGATTTTATTTATATAACTCTAAATTAGCTCAAGTTCCTGGTGTTAATCCAATTGAATTTAGTAATTTAGAAGATTATTCAGAATTTTTAGATTGGCAAAGAAGTCAGAATATTAGATGTCCTGTTTTATATTTACAAGAAACATATGATGCACAAGGTAACAAAGTATATAAAACTAGACCCAGTATACATGAACCTCAAGCTGGATTACCACCTTCTATTGCAAGTTCTTCTGGAGAAATGATTATTGAATCCGGTTTAGGAACACCTGATATGCCTGCATATCCAAATCCAACATTGTTGGTGGATGCTACACGAAATGATCCTATGTATAATGTAAATTCTTATCCAGCACATGATCAGAGTGATTATTATGTTGGAATGACAACACCATTAGATATGATGAATGTTAAAGCTGAACAAGCACCAAATAGTCCTGATCCCATGCACCAAAATTGGGGTGGTAGTGATTATACTCAAAAATTAGTAGATAAAGGTTATTATAAAGAAAATGAAGTAACACTTAGAGTATAATAATTAGAAAAAACTACCACTACTTTTTTCTTTGTCAGAAAATTTCAAAACATTATTTAAACCATTTCTTACTAAAGATCCAACAGCTAACATTGGCATTGCTTGTTCCGGACTTTGAGCTAATAAAATACTTTTTAACATAAATAAACTTGTCCAATCATCCATATGTAATACAATATTTTCATATTGAGTGCGATACTTGTCAATATTTAGTTCATCTTTACTTTTTTGTATATATTCTTGTAGTTTTTGATCAAATTGTTCTGAATTGGCAGCAATACCATTTGCGGTATTAGTTTCCATACCTTCTATATAATTGTTTTTTTGTAAATATTTATATAAAAAAAATGCTCCTAAAAGAATTGCAAAAAATAAAAATAAATTCATCCATTGTTGTTGATCCATATATTATATATTCTTATTTTTTCAAAAGAAATTTTACAATATTTGCTATACTTGTCTTATTTATTTTTCTAGTTTGTCCTTTAGTATTTATAGAACATATGTCTTTTAAACAATCATTATTTGATTCCAATTCTTTTATCAAATTGGGAAGTGTTTGAAATTTTTCCATAATTGTTAAAGCAGTTACAGAACTAATTCCTGGAATTTGACATAACATAATTTCACCAATGTTTTCAGGTGTAATATTCTCCTTTTTAACTTTTTTAATAACACTTACATAATCTTTTTCAGTTGGCTCAATATTTACATCTGATGATTTTTCTAGTTGATCTGGATCTTCTTTACTAACTAAATTTGTAGAACTTGTAGAATTTGTAGAATTAGTATTTAAATAAAATGGTACTTTAGTTTCCTTTCCTAATTTATATGCCATATTACAAATAATAGTAGCAGTTTCTCCTAAAGAAAAAGATCTAAATACTGAAAACCCCTTGTAATAGTTGAGTGAAAGCATTGCTGAATACAATGTTAGTTTTTCAGAACCAAGACCATTATCAGACTTAAATCTATTAACGCGATTCACATCACCTTCAATTAAATAAATAATATTATGATTATGATGTACTGCACCATTCAGTCTATAAGATTGCTCTTCATATCTACCATCTTTAATGCTTGCTAATAAATCATTTATAGATTTTCTCTCTATAATCAATTTCTCTTCTTTTTCATCAGCAATAATAATATCGCCTATAGGTAGTACTTCACTTTTAACAATAATATTCTTAAACATGGGTACATTAGATATTAACTGGTTTATTTGTTGCAACAAATCACTCTCTCTGATATCTACTTTGACGATCATTAGTTATTAAATTATTTAATAAGTTGTTATTAAATCATTTTATAAATAAATATTTTATACAATAAATTGTAAAAATACTTTTACATAGGACCCAATGTGGCTCTGTATCCAGTTTGTTGTGTCTGAGTTGTTCTATTAGGGATACAGAAACGAGGGATTGTTTGAGGAGCACCTATCAACATGGTGTTGCTCGATAAAAACCAACCCACACGAGGAGCTAACCCTGCCTTTTTTGAGCCACCACAAACATTTGTACGATTAACGATTGATGCCTGATTACGGCTTGCTTTAGACCCACTCATATAAACCATGATTATATACTACAAAAAGATATTATTTTTTTCATAATAGTATTAATAATTATATTATTTCTCTAAATACTTAAAAATAAAACCTCCTGTAGTTTTTCTATAATTTGTAATTACACTCCAAATATTATTTTTATGTATATTTAATTCTTTACTTGCTTCTGCTATTGAGTTAAAACATTTTATTATTTTCATATCTAAATCATATTGAATAACATTTTTACCTTTATTATTTAATTTAACAGGTTTATAATAATTATTATCTTCTAAATATTTAAATACAAAACCTCTAGCAGATTTTCTATAATTATTTAATACACCACTAATATTTGATTTTCCTATATTTAATTCTTTTGATGCCTTTGTTATAGAATTAAAATCTTTTATTTTATTCATTTGTAAGTCATACTGAGTTATCTTTCTAGTAAAATTATTTCCTAAACCATTTTGAAATTTATGTAAATTATTTTCTGAACATGTATTCCATTCTAAATTTGAAATTAAATTATTTAATTTATTTCCATCTATATGATTAACATGTTCTTTATTTTCTGAATTTTCAATAAATGTTATAGCAACTAAACGATGTAATGCATATGTTTTATTATAAATTAAAACTCTAATGTATCCATTATCATTAACTTTATAGTTATTCATAATTGTCCCATAACTATTTTTAAATCTTCCTAAATTAGAAACAAAATATTGTTTGACTTTCATATCCACATTTTCTAAAATAACTTGTTTCCATATTTCATTTTCTAAACTATTATTTTCTTCATATTTCCACTTAAATTTATAAGCTAATTTTGATAAACCATTTAGACAATTACCTATTGAATTACGACCATTATGAATAGTTTTTGTATATCCATTTTGAAATACCCAAGTACCAGCTAATTCTATTGAATTATATTTTTCCAATATTTCATTTGTATCTTTATTTATTCTAAATAAAGGTTTATTTTTGTTACATGTTATTTTTAAACCTGTACATCTATGAATATTATTTTCTTTCCTTGTCATCCATTCTAAATTTAAAACTGAATTATTTAATTTATTTTTATCTTTATGATTTACTTCTAATTTATTTTCAGGATTTTCAATAAAAGCTAATGCTACTAAACGATGTACTTTATATGTTTTTTTACTTGTTTCATTTAATAAACTAATATTGTAGTATCCAGATTTTATGGATGGTTTTAATATCTTTCCAGTTTTGTTATTCATAATATTTCCAAAATTACTAACATCATAATTCGAAAATGCATCGATTGTTTGCCACTCTTCCATTATATAATATACCATTTTATTAGATCTTTAAGTCTATTTCTGTTAATATTATTAGAACCTACTTAAACCTAATATCGTATATCTATATACAGATGGCAGACAATAAAGAAGTTCTAAGAGACGATGACATTATAAAAACAGAAGATGGATTAGTTTTCAATCCATATAATCCAGATAATATTAAGATTACATTAAGCAATGTTCAATGTATTCTTTCTAGATATGGTATTCCAGCAAAAGTCGATAATATGGCTCTTTATGAGCGTGCTTTTGTTCATCGTTCTTACACAAAGCGTCCAAATTTTGAGAATTTACAACAAAATATTACCATAGTAGAAAAACCATCTGATTGCATGCCACTCAGTAGTAAATCAAATGAACGGCTTGAATTTTTAGGTGATGGTGTTCTTGAATGTATCACAAAATATTTGCTTTATAGACGCTTTCCCAAAGCAGATGAAGGATTTATGACTGAAAAGAAAATCGCCATTGTAAAGAATGAAGCAATTGGAAAAATCGCGCTAGAAATGGGTTTGCATAAATGGTTAATTCTATCAAAACATGCTGAAGAAAAAAAAATTCGTACTAATTTAAAGAAACTAGGCTGTTTGTTTGAGTCCTTTATAGGTGCATTGTTTCTAGACTTTAATAAGGTCGTTGTAAAGGATGAAGAAAATTGGTTTAATACCATGTTTATTACGGGACCTGGTTTTCAAATGGCACAAAAATTTATTGAAAATGTATTTGAAAAACATATTGATTGGGTCGCCCTTATACAAAATGATGACAATTATAAAAATATTCTTCAAGTAAAAATCCAGAAAGCATTTAAAGTAACGCCACATTATTTAGAAATTGAACACGATATGGAATTAGGTTACAAAATGGGTGTCTATTTGTGTTTAGGACAACCCATTTACCAAGTGAACTATAAAGACGCCATTAATATGTCACAACATAAGAACTTTAAAAGTATTCAGGATTTTGTTACTGAGAATGGGAAGGCCTTTATATTTTTAGGTGAAGGACAACATAAAATTAAACGTAAAGCCGAACAAATTGCCTGTAATGAAGCATTACAAGTAATAGGAATTGAAGAATAAAAAAATATAAAAGGAAAATATTATGAAATTTATATATATAAATTATATAAGTGATGAATCCTTTAGTCGCATTAAAAGAAAAATTAATGATAAAACCAAATATCGAAGAAAGAGAACGTGTCGCAGTTGTTGTAAAAGAAATCAAAAAACCAAGAAAGATACAAACGACTGCTGAAGAGGAACCAGAGTTTGAAGAAGAAAAAGGCGGTCCGTTTATTGAATTGCAAACCAATAAAGAATTTGATCGATCTGCTCTTTTAAAAAAATTGGCAGAAAGTAAAAAACTTAAAGTCACAATGAAACCTATTTTAGAGGTTTCTGAAGAGAAAAAAGGAACAGAACCAATTCCTATTTCAGAACCATCAAACAAGGTCAAAATATTAACTTCTAAAAAACGTCTTATTATTGAACCTGAAGAAGAAGAAATGATGGAAGTCAAAATAGAAGGAATAAGAGAAGAGGGAGAAGAAGGAATAGAAGGAGAAGAGTTTATTTTAAAACCAAAAAAAATTGAAGACGTAATTCATATTAAAGTACCAAAAAGGAAAAGTAGAATTACTGATAAAATAGAAAAGGGAATTGCAGTATTAGGTCCTGAAACTATTGTCGAAATTGGTGACACTGATTTAAGACGTCGATTACCTAAGAAATTACCACCAGTCATTATAAAAGTTTCAAGTTATTATATGAATAATAGAGAGATTTTTATAAATTTTATAAATTCACTTTTTGAACCTTATCGTCAAGAGTTGTTGAAAAATGAAGAAAGCATTTCTTGTGATGTTATTGGTAAGACTAGTACTAATTTCTCTCTACTAACACATCAAAAAATTGTCCGCGATTATATGAATTTATACACACCATATCGTGGTTTACTTTTATATCATGGTTTAGGTTCTGGTAAATGTCACGCAAAAGGTACGCCTATTATGATGTCTGATGGTAGAATCGAATTAGTAGAAAATATTAAAGAAGGTGATTTATTAATGGGTGATGATTCAACACCACGAAAGGTAATATCTTTAGCAAGAGGTATAGATAAAATGTATGATATTATACCTGTAAAGGGAGAAAAATATCAAGTAAATCAAGAACATATTTTATGTTTACGTGCATCTGGATTTCCAAAAATTTGTAGTAATAGCTATAATTATAATGTGCAATGGATTGAAAAGAATGCATTCCAATCAAAAACCTTTACTTTTATTCAACAAAAGAATAATAAAGAAAAAATAGAAGAAGAAGCCTATATTTTTTATAGAGAAATTTTGGGAAAACAAGAAACAAATGATAATGTTATTGAAATTGCAGTTAAGGATTATTTAAAATTATCTAATAAGAAAAAAGGGTTTTTAAAGGGTTATAAAGTTCCTATTAATTTTCCTGAAAAAGAGTTACCTCTTGATCCATACATGATAGGTTATTGGTTAGGTGATAATATCACTGGAAATAGTAAATATTACAATAATATTTTTTTAAATGCATTGAAAGAATCAAATCTTATTTATAATAAACATATACCTTACATTTATAAGTGTAACACTAGAGAAAATCGTTTAAAATTACTTGCTGGTTTATTAGATAGCAATGGGCATTTGAATAAACCTAAGAATGAATTTCAATTCAATTTGGAAAAAAATGAAAAACTAATGGACGATGTTATTTATCTAGCTAGAAGTTTAGGTTTTGCTTGTTATAAAAATGTATTTTGGAAACATAAAGAAAAATCATTTAGAATAAATATTACTGGTTTAGGTCTTGAAGAAATACCAACTCAAATACCAATAAAAAAAGCTAATGCTAGTAAACAGGTAAAAGACTATTTGGTTACCGGAATAGATGTTAAATATGTAAAAGAAGATGACTATTATGGGTTTATGATAGATAAAAATTGTAGATATGTAATGGGAGATTTTTCTGTAACTCATAATACTGCCACTTCTATTGCGATTGCAGAGGGAATGAAAGATTCCAAACAAGTCATTATTATGACACCTGCTTCGTTGCGTGCAAATTATGTTGAAGAACTTAAAAAGGCTGGTGATATGTTGTATAAGAGAAATCAATTTTGGGAGTGGATCTCTCTTGACGAAAATCCTGAAGCATTAAAACCAATGTCTGCTATTCTCAACTTACCGCAAGAATACATTCGCAGACATGGTGGCGCTTTTTTCATTAATGTTTCAAAACCATCAAACTATGATGAGTTAAATGACGTTAATAGAAAAGTATTAGAAGAACAACTTGATGAAATGATTCGTGCAAAATATAAATTTATTAATTATAATGGATTGAGAGCACAACGTCTTGCAGAAATGACATCTAATTATACTCGAAATATATTTGATAATGCAGTAGTAATTATTGATGAAGCCCATAATTTAATAAGTAGAATTGTTAACAAGTTAAAGAAAGAAAAACCAATTCCAGAAGAAGAGAGAACTGGTAAGAAAAAAGAAGGTGAAGAGAAGGAAAATCTCTTTGGTGAAAATACACCCATCAACTTGGCAACTAAAATATATTACATGTTATTAACAGCAAAAAATGCACGAATTGTTTTATTAACAGGTACACCAGTTATTAACTATCCAAATGAATTTGCTATATTATTTAATATTTTGAGAGGTTTTATTAAAACTTGGAAGATTCCTTTAAATGTGAAAACAACAAATAAAGTAGATAGAGAATACCTTCATAAATTGCTACTTGGAGAGAAATCACTTGATTATTTAGATTATTCACCTGCAAGTAAAATATTAACCATAACTAGAAATCCTTTTGGTTTTAAAAATAAGATTAAAAAAGAAACAGGTTATCAAGGTGTATCTAATGTTAAAAAGGATGATTTAGAGTTAGATAATGAATATATTTCTGATGATGATTTCGAGAGAAAAATAATAAGTATTTTAAGAAGAAATGATATTGATGTTATACCACAAGGTATTAAAATAATAAATAAAAAAGCATTACCAGATGATTTAAATACTTTTATGACGCGTTATATTGGCGATACTGATAAAAAGTTAAAAAATGTAGATGCATTAAAGCGAAGAATACTCGGGTTGTCTTCTTATTTTAAAAGCGCACAGGAAAGTCTATTACCTAGATATAATAAAACAATAGGTGTTGATTATCATATTGTTAGAATTCCGATGAGTGATACACAATTTAAAATTTATGAATCAGCACGTAGAGAAGAGAGAAAATTAGAGAAAAAGAAACCAAAAAATACTTCTTCTGAATTATTTGAAGAAAAGGCTTCTACATATCGTATTTTTAGTCGTTTATTTTGTAATTTTGCATTGCCAGAGAGGCCTATTCCAGAGAGAAAACATAAGGCAGGTACAGAAAAAGATAAAATAGAAGATGAAGCTGAGCATTCTGATATGGCACAAATAATAAAACAAGGTACTCGAGAAGAAGCAAAACAAGATATGCAAGATGATCGCGAAGGAGAAATTGAAGGTGATGAAATTTTGGAGAATTTAGGAGGCACTACTTATAAAGAACGAATTGATGCTACCTTACGCAACGTAAAAGAACATGCAAATGATTTCTTAACTCCAGAAGCTTTACAAATATATAGTCCAAAATTTTTACACATTCTTGAAAATATTCAAGACCCAGAATATGAAGGTCTACATTTGGTATATAGCCAATTTAGAACTCTTGAAGGAATCGGATTATTTAGTTTGACATTGGAAAAAAATGGATTCACACGATTTAATATTAAAAAAAATTCAATGGGTATATGGCAAATTGATATTCCTGAAATAGATCAAGGAAAACCAACATACGCACTATATACTGGTACTGAGACTTCTGAAGAAAAAGAAATTATTAGACACATTTACAACGGCGAATGGGATGACATTCCAGAAAGTATTGCAAGTGAATTAAAATCAAAGTATAACAATAACAATATGGGTGAAGTTATAAAAGTCTTTATGATTACATCATCTGGATCAGAAGGTATTAACTTGAGAAACACACGTTATGTACATATTATGGAACCTTATTGGCATCCTGTCCGTTCAGAACAAGTCATCGGACGTGCACGACGTATATGCAGTCATAAATCATTACCTCTTGCTTTGCAATCAGTTGAAGTATTTGTTTATCTAATGATATTTACAGAGGCGCAATTAAAATCAGATGAAGCTATTGAGCTCAAGAGAAAAGATTTGAGCAAGGCAATTCCTAGACTTCCTCAAACAAGTGATCAATACCTCTATGAAATTTCTGAAATCAAATCAGGACTTACATCACAACTTACTGATGCGATTAAAGAATCAGCATTTGATTGTTATATTTATTCAAATGGTAAATGTGTTAACTTTGGTGATCCTACAAACAATAAATTTTCTTATGTACCTGATTATGCGGATCAACAAAATGATACGACAGCCCAAGCAAATAAAGAAGCTATAGAATGGATTGGCAAACCAATTACAATAAATGGTGTAACATATGTATATAGAAGAATGAGTAAGACATTATTAAATATTTATGATAAGACAAGTTATGAATCAGCATTAAATGATTCTTCTATTATTCCACTACAAATAGGAACATTAGAAAAAAATGACCGAGGTCAAGATGTTTTTAAACAATTGGTGGTTTAAATAAATAGTTGATGGTTTAAATAAATAGTTGATGGTTTAAATAAATGATTTTATATCTAAAATCTAGATAAAATTATTTATTGATAAGATAAAATCAATAATTATTTTATCTTCATAAGCCAAATTCTCATATTCAGTTACACCTTCACCAATAAAAGCGACTAGCTTTTCATAATATATTTTATTTTTTTCTTTAATATAATCTATTAGTATTGGATATTTTTTTCTTTTAAAAATAATAAATTTTAATCCTAAATTTCGAAAATTATGATTATATTTCATTTGTGAAGATGAAGTACATATAATAGTAGATTGAAATAATCCAAACCATAAAAGAGCTAAATATATAATATTCATTGTATATGTGTGTATATTATATATTTTATATTTTTAAATTTCAATTTTATTTTAATATATTTTTATTCATTCTCTCTATTTTCCAGTAAACTTATTATTTTATCTATTTTATTTTTATATGTTTCCAAAGTTTGTTCTATATTTGTTAATCGTTCTTCTACATTTGAGGTAATATCATTATTTGAGGTAATATCATTATTTGTGGTAATATCATTCATAGTTAGAGTTATATTTTCTAGATTTGATGGAACTTTTTTAAGTTTTTTAAAAATAGTGCTTTCAAATTCATTATCTTCTTGTAAACTAGGTATTTTGAATTCTTCGTTTTGACCCCATGTAACATTTTTATTTTTTTCCAATATAGTATTTTCTAATAAAGTATTATTTTCATTATTTAAATACTTTAATCTACTCTGATTATTTACTTCTTGACTTGTTGGAGTAATAAATTTATCACTTTTAACAGATGTTTCTTGTGGTTTTAACCAAGAGTCAGCATTTTCAATTTTTACTTGATGATTTTGATTTATTTGTTCAACGTCGTAATTTCTTTTTGCAGTTATTTCTTTGATCATTTTATCCATTTCACTTATTGGAGTATCAGTATATTTATCTGTAAAATCAGGAACTTCTGGTACATGAAGTGTTATAGCATTTGTAAATTCTTCTTGACGTTTTAAAAAATCTTTTTCAAATTGTGTTTTTTTATCATTTTGTATTTCTTCATATGTTATTGATTCTTTTACATGTGGCTCATTATATATTTTGATCTTATTATGCATTTGATTAGGATAATTTTTTTTAATATGTGTTAAAATTAATAATATATATTTTTTATTCATATCTATTAATTCGTTTGTTTTTGTTTTCTCTACTTCAAAAAATCCTTTTATATTGTCTACAAAAACCTGAAATACTTTCCCTTGAACTTCTCTTGATAAAAATTTAAAAATATCTTCATCTATAATGACATCCCAAAGAGTATCTGTATTGTCTTTTTTTAGAAAACTTTGTATGGTCATGAAATATATAAATATAGTAAGTTTTATTTATATATTTTCTTTTTATTTATATATTTACAAAGAATCATTAAAGTAAATATGTCTAAATTGTTCCATATATTTATCCTTTAATATATGTGTTTTCATATAGTCAGCAGTAAATTTATCTTCTAACATATGAACAATAAAGAAAAGTGAATATATACCGCATTCTGTATTACCATATTGATGCTCTATGTCTTCATTACTATCAAAATCAAAATCAATTTTAGGAGTTAAACTTTTACCTTCATCAATAATGCGGTCTACAAGAACCATAACTTGTTTTGGTGCTTTGGCTCCAGTACTATCAAAAAAGAAAATTTTCTTCTTTTTAATATTAATAAACATAGAGATCCAATGCTCGCCCGGCTTGTTATGAGGATCTGTATTAAAAATTATACCAATTTTTGTTTTTCCTTCTTTAATTTGTTTTTTAACACTAAAATTACACAATTCATCCCAAACACATTCACCATATAATTTTCTTGTATCAAAATCAATTGGCGAAGGACCTATAAAATCAAAACATTTATAGGCTTTTTCATATTGTTTCATAACATTCATAATATCTATACTAGATAACCATTCATTTGGATTTTTCTTCCATTCTGGAGGTGACTCTGGTGCAAAAGAATCGGCGACATCACTATCAACTTTACCAAATGCGGCTTTTTGTTTTAACCAACATGACTCTTTATTGCAAACGTTGCTTAGATGCTTACTAATTTGTTCATGTATTTCATTTGGTGAACTACTTTTAATTTTTACATCTGGGTGTCGCGCATTCCATAAATCCCTTAACTTAATCAACGATGTATTTGTATAACACGAAAAATCGTTTATTTCATCCTTTGGCTTTGGACTACAATTTACTTTAGATAATTTTATAGATTTATTTTTTTTACCACCTAAATGTTTGATATTTTTATTTTTTGTTTTGTTATTTTTATTTTTATTTCTATTTCTATTTTTTCTTTGTGTCTTCATATATATTACTAATATTATTTATACCTCTGAGAAAGGTTGAGACAATTTATTTCGGTTGTTCCGCTTCTCTCAATATATTTTTAAATGGATTATTTTCTACAGATGAATTTTTTGATACTTTTTTTTTTAAAGATGGTTTGTCTAAAGTTTGGACAGGCGGCATTTTTATAGAACGCATCATTAATTTATCTGCTTCTAGATTATTCTCTTGTTGATTTATTGGATTTGATGATACATCTTGTATAACTTGGCTTTCTTCCGAATCAAAAACAAAGTCTTTATATTCAGCTTGTATAAGATCATTTTTATCTTTCATCTTTAAATATTGAATAGAAGCATTGAAAAAATTATTATATAAGTATTTAACATCTGGTAATAAATCTTCTGGTTCTGTATCCATTATAATTTCCTTAAATAAATTGTATACACGTTTCTTATAAAGTTTACGTTCTTCCTTATTGACTTGTGTTATTTTTTTATTATTAACATGAGAATTATACATTTCCTTGTTTAATAAAAAATCTAAAGTAACTTGATCAACAAAAGCTTGGGACATCTACCTTTACAAAAGATAAATTTTTAAAAATTTTATCTTTTTTAAATATATTATACATCTACATATAGATTATCAACTAGTTTACATTGTAATGTTCCTTCTATATCGCCTACAAATTTTATATTAATAATATCACTATTTAATAATTTACCATTATATATCATTTCTTCAGTAGGACATTTTTTTAAATAATAGCACATGTTATTAACAATAAAATTAAATAATAAATCACTACTACCATTTAATAAACCCCAGTTATAATTATTTTCAATATGATGTTTTTGATGTTTTTTAGGATATAAAAATATTCCGTGTTCTATTAAAAAATCTACTATAAAAGGTGTATACCTATTATGTAATTTTTCGTGTGAATATTTATGAGATATTGGTGTTACAATTATAAATAAAATTAAGAAATAACATAAAATTTTTATCATTGGATTAGTTATTAAAAAATATACTATTAAAAATGGAACAACAAGTAAAATTATTGTTGTATTGATAATTGTTGAATCTTTTATATCTTTCCAATTAGATGGAAAAATATGATGACAAGACGCGTATCCGTAATCGGTATTTATTATCATGTAATTATTCTTAATTTCAAATTTTTTATATCTATATGAGTTATCTATATAATAACAATGTGCATATGCTGATATAAAATCAGCAATATAACTACTTGTTATTAATAAAATTGTTATTATTATCCATTTATTATTTTTTATTAATAATGTATTTTTATATAAATCAATAAATAAAATTAATATTATAAGTGGTGTTATAAAACTTGCGAAAAATACAATTTTATTTGGTAGTAGCCATTCTTTTTTTGAATATAAATTTTTACTTGTAAATGAATTTAATGTTTTATTGTTACTGGACATATATTGATATAATAAATTAATATATAGTTTATTATAAATTAACATGCTTGATTTGTCATTTCTCTCAATTGCACTCTTGTACTATTATTAAATAATCCAGATCCCACTATATTTTGATCAGGATTTGGATTAAAGGTTGCAAAGCTTTCATTTTGAAATAATAATTCATGCGGATTTGGTCTATTAATTGTTTGAAATTTATAGTTATATAAATCACTATTGCTTGATGGTACATAAACTGCTTGACTACATTTTTGAATAGCATATATTTGGTTTCTTAATTCTGATTCCTTATTTATATTAGATGCAAAACCAGACCAGGGTGATTGTGTATTACCAGGATTAAATACATTGTGAACATTATATGTAGGTAATTGCACCAAAGGTACTTTGATTTCTTTTCTTGGATCAACAATTGGAAAATATGAATATTTTGTCATAACAGGTCTTACATCTATATATGGTTGTAACACTTGAGAAGGTATATTTCTGTCATATATTCTTCCATTTGTTTCTTCGTGTATTTGTGCAACACTTTTATTTTCAGAACATGAGTTCATTGATATACATATATATATTATTTTTTTCCACCTTTTCCACCTTTAGAAAAGGTGGAGCCAAATTATATTTCTAAAAGTATATTTTATATAAACTTTTGGATACATATTTGGAAAAAAGTTGAATTCCTAAAGGTATGTTTGGCTCCACCTTTTTTAAAGGTGGATAAAGGTGGATAAATCTTTTAAAAATATATATTAAAGGTATAAATTTATATTATACTAATGTGTGGAATTTTTACTCTTCTAAATAATCAAACTGATATAAGATTGGTAAATAATGAGTTTATTAAAGGTAAAGGTCGGGGACCAGAATTTTCTAAATTAGATACTTCTTATATTAAAATGGTTCTTGGATTTCATAGACTTGCAATTAATGGTCTCAATGAAGCTTCAAATCAACCTCTTGTAATAGATGATATTGTTCTTATTTGTAATGGTGAAATTTATAACTATAGTCAATTATACAAGTTGATGAATGTAGAACCTACAACTGGTTCTGATTGTGAAGTCATTATTCATTTATATCTAAAATATGGCATTGAACAAACTCTTACTATGTTAGATGGTGTATTTGCATTTGTGTTATATGATAATCGAATTACATCCGATCTAAATAATAAATTATATATAGCACGTGATCCATATGGTGTAAGACCATTATATTATCTTGAACAAAAAACAGATATACAACCTTTTAATGGTTCTTTACATGGTTTTGCTTCTGAACTAAAATGTTTGCAATATTTTTATAACAAAAACCCTGATGCATATTCTATAGAACATTTTACACCTGGTACTTATAGTGTTTTCAATTTATCTAGTAAAGTAACTTTCAGTTGGACCTATGTACAAAAAAATATTCCTTATTTTATTCCATCTTTTCCTTATACTATAAAAGAAAAATCTGATGATCAAATGTTGAGTGAAATATATAAGAATATTTCTTATTATTTATGTAGTGCAGTTGACAAACGATGCTTGACAACTGAAAGACCTATTGCATGTCTTCTTTCTGGAGGTCTAGATAGCAGTTTAATCGCCGCTCTTGTAGCTAATTATTATAAGCGCAATGACTATGAAAAATTACTCGAAACCTATAGCATTGGACTAGCAGGTTCAGAAGATTTAAAATATGCACGCATTGTTGCTGATTATATTGGTAGCAAACATACAGAAATCATTGTTACTGAAAAAGAAATGTTTGATATTATACCAGAAGTTATTGCCAAAATTGAAAGTTATGATACGACATCTGTTAGAGCTAGCATTGGTAATTATTTATTAGGCAAATATATTGTTAAAAATTCAGATGCAAAAGTAATTTTCAATGGCGATGGTTCAGATGAATTACTTGGTGGTTACTTGTATATGAATAAATGTCCTGATGATATAGAGTTTGATAAAGAAACAAGACGATTATTAAAGGATATTCATCTATTTGATGTTTTGCGTTCAGATAAATCTATTTCATCTCATGGTCTTGAACCCCGTACACCATTTTTAGATAAGACATTTGCTAATTATATTTTATCTATACCGGTATATTTTAGAAATCATAAAAATATTGGTAATATGGAAAAATTTTTACTACGTAATGCATATTCTAAAAATCATTTCGAAAATTATGATGGTACACAAATATTACCAGATTCTATTCTTTGGCGTAAGAAAGAGGCGTTTAGTGATGGTGTTAGTAGTCAAGGAAGATCTTTGTATACAATTCTTCAAGAACAAATTGCTACAATATTAAATATTGAGAACCAAACGCAAAAGTTTACACCATCTATTGAGACAGAAAAGTATTATTATAAACAAATATTTGATAATGAGTTTCCAAATTGTGATAAAATTGTGCCCTATTTTTGGATGCCAAAATACACAGATGCAACAGATCCAAGTGCAAGAACGTTGACTTTTTATGAAAAATCTGCTTAAAAAAAAGCACTACTCAATCTATTTTTTATAGTATTGTAATATATAATGTTTTTAAACAAAACTCTATATACAATTCAAGATAAGTTATTCAATTTATTTATTATAATATCATGGATACTTATTATTATTTCTGCGTTGGGTTTTTCACATAATACTTCAAAATTTGTTATAAATTTAGACTATTATGTGAGAATTTATATTTGTTTATTTTTAATTTGGCGTTTTAATCCATTTAGACAAAAATTTGAATTTACTGATTTAGACCGAAAAATAGCCTTTAACGCAGGTCTAATTATTTTAACAACTACTGCATTAAATCAATATGTAATAAATTTTAAGGAAAAGTTGAGACAAATATTATAAAGCTATTTTGGTGCGTAAATATCAGATAAATCTGTAGTACCATTGCTTATCGTATATTTTGTAGCTGCGGCCTTTGTTCCTAAAGTATAAGGTGCAAAAACATCAGATAGATCATAACCATTACTTATCTTATAATTTACAGCACTTGCTTTTGTTCCTGAAGTATAAGTTGCAAAAATATCAAATAAATCTTGATTATTACTTATCTTATAGTATGTATTTGGTTGACCTGTATATATATATCCGTTACTTACACAAGCAACTAATTTATTTCCGTCACTTGATGATGCTACACTAAGCCAGTTTAGGTAGCCACTATTTTGAGCAACCCAAGTGACTCCTAAATCAGTTGATCTATATATTTGTCCTCCTTTAACACAAGCAACCAATCTTGTTCCATCACTTGATGATGCTACACTAATCCATAATCGGTTTAGATCTGTTATTCGAGGAGTCCAAGTAGCACCTGAATCTGTTGATGTGTATATATATCCATTAGTTGTACTACTAGAAACACAGGCAACCAATTTTATACCATCACTTGATGATGCTACACTATACCATTTTGCAGAACCAGAAGAATTATTATTTGTACTCCAATTTGCACCTGAATTTATTGATGTCCATATTTGTCCACCATTAATACCAGCAACTAATTTAATTCCATCACTTGATGATGCTACACACTTCCAATTTTGAATGCCACTATTTTGTTCAGTCCAATTTGCACCTGAATTTGTTGATGTCCATATTTGTCCTCCATAAACACAAGCAACCAATTTTATACCATCACTTGATGATGCCACACTATACCAATTTCGGGGTGAATCTCGTGCATTCCAAGTTACACCTGAATCTGGTGATGTATATATTTGTCCTCCATAAACACAAGCGACCAATTTTGTTCCATCACTTGATGACGCTACACTATACCAATATCGGCTGCCACTATTTTGAGGAAACCAAGTTTTACCAAAATCTGTTGATGTATATATTTGCCCATTATAAACACATGCAACCAATTTATTTCCATCGCTTGATGATGCTACAGACTGCCAATTTGCAGAACCTGAAGAATTATTATTTGTAGTCCAATCAATAGAAATTATAGATGGAGAAAATTGTTGACCTGTATATATGTATCCATTATTTACACAAGTGACCAATTTTGTTCCATCACTTGATGATGCTACAGAGTACCAAGTTGCAGAACCAGAAGAATTATTATTTGTAATCCATGTCACACCTGAATCTGTTGATGTCCATATATATTCATTATATGCACAAGCAACCAATTTTGTTCCATCGCTTGATGATGCTACAGCAATCCAAGATCGGTTTACATCTGTTTTAGCAACCCAAGTAGCACCTGAATCTATTGATGTATATATATATCCATTAGTAGATGAACTATTTACACAAGCAACTAATTTTTTTCCACTAGCGTCTGATGCTACAGACTGCCAATTACGGATTGAATCTCGAGCAGTCCAGCTAAGACCTGAAGTAGTTGATGTCCATATTTGTCCTCCAGTTACACATGCGACTAAATTTATTCCATCACTTGATGATGCTACACTAGTCCAATTGCGAGAACCAGAAGAATTATTATTTGCAGTCCAGACAACACCATAATTTGCTGATGTATATATAACTCCTCCACTTACACATGCAACCAATTTTTTACCATCACTTGATGATGCAACAGAAATCCAACTAGCAGCACCAGAAGAATTATTATTTGTAGTCCAAGTAGCACCAGAATCTTCTGATGTATATATAAATCCTCCATTTACACATGCAATCAATTTATCACCATCACTAGATGATGCAACACCAAGCCAAGATCGGCTGCCACTACTAGTTCGTTCAATCCAAGTTACTCCTGAATCTGTTGATGTATATATATATCCACTAATTGTAGTACTACTAGTAAATACACAAGCAACCAATTTTGTTCCATCACTTGATGATGCTATACTAGTCCAATTTCGAGAACCTGAGCCACTTTGTTGTGTCCAATAAAAACCTCCTGCATTAGTGAATGAATATGCACCCGACTTTAATGTTAATATTTTACCTGTACTATCTAAATTTAAATAATCCATATTATAACTAACAATAGACTCTTTAGTATAAAAAGTTGAGGTAAGACTTGCATTATTATTATATATATTTAAATCAAAAACAAAAGTAGCATTTGTGTAATAAATTTCTTGGTAAAATAATTTGCAATTGTTTATAGTAGAATTAGTCCAATTAAAATTATTTATAAGAATAACTGCATCATTAATAGTAGCAACTGCTAATCCTGATTTTAATGTTAAAGTTGTACCTGTACTATCTAAACTAAAATAGTTGTTATTATAAGATTTAATACAACTAGCTGAAGTAAATTGAAAAGTTCCGGTCGCATTTGTTCCTGTTATTTGCAAAATACATCTTGCTTGTTGTTCCCCATATTTTTGATAAGAATTTTCTAATATACAATTTATAGATTGCGTAATAGGATAAGCATAATCGGTAGATGTAATAATTGATTTTACAACTTTTGACATCTATTATAATATATTATAATATATTATATATACATTTATTTTCCAAAAATTATAAAATGTTATGCAACCATATCAACCTTAATTGCATTATACCTTTTATAATTATGAATCTCAAAATCTTCAGGTTGATAATCATTAATATTCTCTCTAATTTGTTTTATGGATAATGTTGGAAAAGGAAAAGGATCTCTTTGAATTTGTAATTTGGCAGCATCAATTGCGTTTTCATAAAGATGACAATTTCCCATAAAATGAATAAATTCATAAGCTTCTAATCCGCAATGTTTTGCTAATAAATGTGTTAAGAGTGAATATGATGCGATATTAAAAGGAATTCCTAAAAATAAATCACAAGACCTCTGATACATAGAACAAGACAACTTGTTTCCATCGTGTACATTAAATTGACACATTACGTGGCAAGGTGGCAATGCCATTTCATCCAACTGACAGGGATTCCATGCTGTCATAATAAGTCGCCTGCTTGTTCGTTGAGCAGGGTCCTTAAGAGCATTAATAATTTGCTGCAATTGGTCGATGCGTCCAGATCTAAGTACAATATCATTACAACGACAATTGGTAAAAGGTTTACATCTGCATACATCATAAGGTCCATTAAAATCGCGCCATTGTCTTCCGTATATTGGTCCTAATATCCCTTCCGGATAATGAAATAAACCCCGACTATTTAAAAATTTTCTTGATGCATTATCATCCCAAATATGGACACCTTGTTCGTTTAAAAAATAGTTATCTGTTTGTCCACGAATAAACCATAGTAACTCTTTTAGACATGTCTTCCAAGCAGTTTTTTTAGTAGTTATAATGGGAACTTTTCCATCTGCAAGAGAGAAACGCATTGTATTACCAAAGATGCTTTTTGTTCTTCCATTTCTACCTTCTTCCCAAGTGCCATTTTCAATAATGTTTTCAAGTAGATTTAGATATTGATATTCTTCATTCTCTCTTTTTGTAAACATAGAATCTGAAACCTTGTCTGAAATATAAAGATTATCCATAAAGAATATATTTAGAATATCTTTAAATAATTTTTATTTATACTCCATTCTGTATTTTAATTTCTAATTATACCCTATAGGACTATGGAAACTTCAGATGAATCAAATAAAGGTTTTTTTAAGCATGTTTTTAATTTTGACGATGATTCGAAATCAGAAATTTTAAACACATTGCAATATATTTTATTGGCTATTATTCCAGTTGTAATTTTAAACAAGACTATTGGAAAATATGTTCCCGAGGCCGATGATAACAAGGGTTCTGTAGAGATTGTTGCTGAAATATTAATTCAAGTGATTGTTACCTTTTTAGGTTTATTAATGATTCATAGAATTATCACATATGTACCAACATATAGTAATACAAAGTATCCAGACTTTCATATTATTTTTATTGTTTTAGCAATCTTGATGATTACTATGAGTTTACAAACAAAATTAGGGGAAAAAGTAAGTTATTTAGTAGATCGTATTTCAGAATTATGGAATGGTCCTAGAGAGACTAAAAAAACTAATCAAAAAGGTAATGGTAGTGTCAAGGTATCACAACCAATTTCTGGACAAATGCAAATGCAACAACAACAAATGCAAATGCAACAACAGCAACCAAGTTTTACTGAAGGAACTGCTATTAGCGCATTACCAAACTATGACCAGTCAACATCTACATCACAACAACTACCAAATTATAACAACATGTACAAGCAAGATACCACACCATTAGTTGGAGCTGCATCCCCAGGTGGTATGGAAGGTTTTGGTGAACCTATGGCTGCTAATTCAGTGTTAGGTGGTGGTGCTTTTGGATCATGGTAATTCCACCTTTAAAAAGGTGGAGCCAAATCTAATTTCCAACCTTTAAAAAAAGTGGAGCCAAATACATACATACCTATGATAGGAAAGGTTTTGGCTCCACCTTTTTCAAAAGGTGGAAAAAGTATATAAATATAACTTATATATATTTATATATGGACATAACCAAATTATTACAAGCATTAGAAGATGATTCAAATGAGTCATTAATAAACCTAACAAGCGATAAAATTAAAGAAATGAACTTGAATATATTAAAAGAATTAAATTTGTCTAAAAATGAGACCTTGGAATTATTGAAAAAAATACAAAATTATAAATACGTAGATGAAATGAATGAACTAAAATATGGTGCACATATCAGATGGATACCTATTGAGAATCCAGATAATATTCAAATAAAACAAGGGGCTATGTTTTGTGAAATGAAAATAAAAGAAGATGGTGTATATTGTATATGTAAAAACTATGGTTATGCACCCCGATATTTTCATTTATCTTTTGATAAGAACCTAATATTTCAAAAATTAACTTCTCAGGAATTAGTTCTATTATCAGCATTGGATCATTTATCTAACTGATATTGTATAACTGATATAATTGTTTTTTATTAATCAATATTTCTATTATTTTCTATTATTTTTACGTGTTTTTTTCTTATTGCATCCACAATCAGAAAATAATCCAGAAATAAATGTACCTCCTAAAATCACAGGAATATGATCCTTATGAATTGGCTTCTTTGTAGTACCAGTTTTTTTACCTTTATGATATTTTGTAACACTTTTGTATCCTTTACCATTCTTAATAGAAACTTTACGCACTATTTTTCTTCCACCTTGCATATGTTTGACTTCTGTATTTTGATAGTTTCCGCTCATTATATAGTATATATAGAAAAAAAATATAATATATATTATATGAAGATAGAAATTCTAGTACATTTATTTCATATACTTATAGTAGGTAGTTTATTTCTATATGTTGGTCTAAATAGAGAGAATAATTTTGAATTTATGTATCCATTATTATTATATCTAGGTATAATTATTATATTTTATCATATTTACAAGGTTTATAATTATGTAAAAGAGGGAAAAGGTTATTGGGTAAATTTAATTCATATTCTTTTAGTTGGTCCCTTACTTGTCTATATTGGTTACAATAGAGCAAAAACAGAAAGAAAATATTTTGAAATGTTACTAATGTTGGGTTTTGCATCAATTGGATATCATGGATATTATTTATTTATTAACACTCAGTAGTAATCCATTTTTTTGTTAAAACTGCTTCGACACTTTCCAATGCACCTTCTGTCCATCCTTGATATCTGCTTACTGCTTCACCCACTACAAGTAGACCTTTTTGAGGGTGTTGTACTTCCTTTAAGAATGCATCCCTATTTTTAAAAGGGGCTCGTAATGGTTCATAATAATGTGTTCCAACTGGCCAATAAAAATCTTTAATTGCAATCAAATGAAGAGAACCACTAGGTATACCGAGCGATTGCTCAATAAGGTCACAATATAATGCACGATTTTCCGGTGTATTTTTAAGATGATCTTTCAGAGCAAGTGCGTTTGCATTGTCACAATAGGCAATCATATAGACTCCTTTCTTTGCATCCATAGGTATAATTTTTTGTAAGGGTCCAGGAACAATTGTATAGTCTGGCACATATTGCTGCATAATGTCAGCAGATTTTTTGGTGAATTTTCCATATAATCTCAAAAAAGTCTGACTATGTATTTGTTTATATAAGTCATATTTATCAGGAACCAATTTTTGAATTGTAGATATAGTAGATGCTATAATTAGTTTATTACAATGATATATGACACCTTCTTCTGTTGTAACTTGAAATAAACACGGCTTCTCTCCAATTTTCTGAATAGAAATAACGTTATTATTAAATTTAAAATGTTCATGACCAATTTTGTCATATAATGCATGAACCATTTTTTTCCAAGGCACATAGAGTCCTGTCCAACCACCTTTATTATCATCCATACCATAATTATACAATGTTTCGTATAAGTCAGCATTTTCGTAATCGGTATATCCAGCAGAAATACAAAATTGTTTGTATGATTTTATACCCAACATTTTTATAAAGAATTGCTTAAATGTTAGAGTATGAAGATCCGTATTTTTTTTATATAATACCCGTAAATGATTGATAACTTTTTCAACATCAACAGGTTCAAATAATTTCGAATAATTCATAACTGAATAAAATTCACTAAAAGGGAGATGGAGTTCTTTCATTAACTTAATAAGTAGTGGATTGGTATCCTTACGACCAATACCAGCACCAGTAACAACTTGAGTTCCATAGAATATTTCATTACTTGTTCTACCTCCGATCCATTGTTTATGAAATTTTTCCAAAACGAGAAAAGACGTTTGCGGATTCATTTTTTGTATATTATAAGCGCTATATAATCCCGACATACCACTTCCAACAATAATAATATCATAATACATATTATAATATATACATATTTATTTTACATGTTTAGCTAATTTCTACGCGTAGTAGTTTTTTTTTGTATTTTCTTAAGTCTAATTGTAGCTTTCCCTTTACAATTAAATTTACCACGTCTTAATCCTTTTCTATTAATTATAGTTTTAGTACAAATACCGATAGATTTAGCTTCATTTACAGGGTCTATTTTTTTAATACAACGGCATAGTTTACCAGATAATATTTTTTCAGCCTCTAGTTTCAATAAATGTTTCGATTTAGGTATAGTTTTTTTATAGTATTCTAATATTTTTATATAATCATTATTTGTTAATTCTGTCATAGATAGTCTATAATACTTACAAATATAATAATTCCATCCACCTTTATCCACCTTTATCCACCTTTATCCACCTTTATCCACCTTTATCCACCTTTATCCACCTTTATCCACCTTTATCCACCTTTATCCACCTTTAGAAAAGGTGGAGCCAAATCCACATTTTGTTTGTATTTTAGCTAATATTTTAATAGATAATTTTGGCTCCACCTTTTCTAAAGGTGGATAAAGGTGGATAAAAAACTATAGATATATTAGGAAGAATGAAAATTGTTGTATTTGATTTAGATGAAACCCTTGGATATTTCACAGAATTTGGTATGTTTTGGGATAGTCTAGCGCAATATATAAAGTCACAATCACTAGAAACATTAACTCAAGATGATTTTAACAAGACATTAGACTTGTTTCCTGAATTTTTGCGACCCAATATAATAAATATTTTATCATACTTAAAGACAAAGAAAGAATCCTTGTGTTGTCATAAGATGATGATATATACAAATAATAATGGACCTAGTGAATGGGCACACAATATTGTTGGATATTTTGATCAAAAAATTAATTATAAGTTGATTGATCAAATTATTGCTGCATTTAAGATAAATGGTAAGCAAGTTGAAATATGTAGAACAACACATAATAAAACACATGCGGATTTTATTCGATGTACAAAACTACCAACTAATGCAGAGATTTGTTTTTTAGATGATACATTTCATCCTGGTATGACAAATGAGAATATTTATTACATCAATCTGAAGCCATATTATCATGATATACACTTTAATGAAATGATAAAAAGGTTTATACATTCAGAAATAGGAAAAAGATTAATAGATGATTCTAGTGATTTTGAAACAAGTATGAATGAATTTTTCAAAGCATATAAGTATAAATGTCTAGATAAAGATCAAAAAGAATATGAAGTTGATGAAATAGTAGGCAAACATATTATTACACATTTACAGACATTTTTTAATAGTCAACCAAAAAATAGTAGAACTATGAAAAAATCTAGAACAAAGAACAAAGGAATTAAAAAGAAAAATAAAACACAAAGAATATAGTTATTAATATATATTAACGGACATTTAGATACAATTATGTTATTAAATGCTGACTATGTTAATATTGCTATACCAATTATATTTAACCAATTAAAAAAATATAGATATCCTGATACTATCTTTGATAATATTAGAGATAATTTGGCAGCATTTTTTTCTTCTATTGCATTAGAAGAACTTATTGTCGAAAGAATATTATTATTGAATCAAAAATTTATTAATGGTAAAATTACTTTAGAAAAGTTTAATGAATTAGTTAAACAAGGAAATAAAGAATTTTCAAACTTATATGGTACTGATTACACTAATAATTATGTTAAACTAAAAACCGCTATTGAAAAATTCAAGTACTTGTTAAAAAATTAAAACAAAATATTTCTTTATACACAAAATTTAGACATTTATCTAAGTGATAAATTTTATTATTTCTTTATAAAATTTATTTTTAGGAAAGGTTCATACAATTTAAAACCAAAAATAATTAGTGTTTGGTTCCACCTTTCTTAAAGGTGGATATGCGTAAGTAACTTAAAAACAAATTGTATATAATAATTATTATGAGTTCAAGATCACTCGCTACTGCTAGAGCTAGACGTGCTGGAGAAAATGCTCCTCCAGTTTCCGGAAACAGACCTGGAACTTCTATTGGTTCTCATGCTGCATTTGCTCCTCAAATGACAGCTCCTCCTCAAAATATAAGAGTTGGTAGACCACCGCAACAAACACAAAATGCTTATCAACAACCACAACAAACACAAAATGCTTATCAACCACCGCAACAACAAAATGCTTATCAACAAGTTCAACAATCACAACAACAAACACAAAACGGGATGCCATTTAATAAATTAAGCATTGCTGATGCAATTGGTTTAATTACATTACGTTTAGGGCGTTGTGAGCAATGGATTATTGAAACTGAACATGAAAATGAAGATGGAACTACAGGTGTATCTGGTATACCAGAAAATGCTAGAATTATTGATAATAGTATATTAACAAATTTTGTTAGTAGATTAGATTCTCTTGAAAAGAGAGAACCAGGTACAAGTACAGGTTCTAATATAAATTCAATTGATTCCGAATTAGTTTCTACCTTGGCTCAAGATGTTTCTAAAATGAATGAACATTTAGCAAAAATTGTAGAAGAAGCATCAAAACACACGTTGATTACTTCCAAACATACAGAGCAATTATTTAGATTCGAACGAGAACTTGTTGAAACAAAGGATATTTTAAAAACATTTATGATGAGATATGATTTATTTACAACAGAAACCAATGAGAAGTTAAGTGATTTTGAATTTGTTATTACTGAATTAGAAAAGAATTCACCTGATAATGAAGAGGAAGATAAAGAGAAAGAGGAAGATAAAGAAAAGGATTCAGATGAGGATAATGATTCAGAGTCAGATCTAAAAAGTATCGTAAGGAAGGAATTAGCTGCTGAAAAATAAATTATAGAATAACATGTATAAATAAATAAATATATTTTTTATATTATAAATTATAATATAAAAATGAAAAAAGAATTATTCACTTCCAAAAAACCCGCCTTTACCCATATTAAAAAAACTTAATCTAGTGATTGTTTCATTTTTATTTTTCATAATTTCTTTAATTAAATCTTTTATAGAAATCATTCCAACGCATTCTTGTGTTTTATCCAAAATTAGTAAATGACGAATATCCTTGAACAACATTTTACTCATACAAGTTTCTAATGAGTCATTAGAGTTAGCAACAATAATTGGTCCATAACTACAAATTTCACCAACTTTAATTAACTCATTAGATTTATTTGTTGAGGCTACTTTATTTATATAGTCGCGTTCAGATAATACTCCAATTACTTTGTTTGAGTTATCTGTAACTGCCAAACATCCAACATTAAAAGCAGTAAATCTATCAACTGCTTCCTTTGCAGTTGAATCTTTATTTATCTTGTAATCTACTTTATTGTAACACGAATTTTTGAATAAATTTATTGCAGATGTTGGAATATGTTTGGTGGAAAAAGATGCATTTGTATTTATTTTTTTAACAATATATTTTGCTAACATTATAATACAGATATTATAAATGTTTTTATATAGTTTTTCATATATTTTTATAATGAAAATATTATATATAAAACATATTAAATATAATTTGACTTATATATGTAGCATGAATTTTGTAGTAAGTAACAAAGATAAAAAAGAATTATTAGTATCTATTTTTCAAGTGTTAAAAAATTGTTCTTCACTTATTAGTAGTAAATTTGATTCTAATTTTTTGCATATTCAAGGTATGGACAAATCACATATTTGTTTATATGATGTGAAAATTGCAAAAGAGTGGTTTGACACATATAATATCGAGGAAACTAAAAAAATATGTTTTGATTCAAATGTATTTCATTCTATTATTAGCACAAAATCAGATAATCAAGATCTTGTTGTTAATTTGGATACTGATAATGAAGATACGCTTCATATTCATTTCATTTCGTCTTTAAACAAAGAGAATAGCGAAAAACAAGAAGATACAGATACAAAAAAATCTGGAAAAAAAGTATCAAAAAAAGAATCCAAAGTAAATGATAAAAATGATTTTAAGAAATTATTTAAAATACCTCTAGCTGAATATGAATATCAGGAAATGAATATTCCTGTTGTAGATTATGATGCTGAATTTTCATTGTCTTCAAAACTAGTTACAGATATGTTTACACAATTAAACAACTTTGGTAATGATATCATTGTGAAATGTTCTGAAGAATCAATTCATTTAACAACAAATAATGTAAATGGTGAGATGTGTGTTCAAATACCTATTGATGATTTATCAGGTTATAGTATTGTAGAAGGTGAAGAAGTCACAATAAATTATAGTTTATTGTATTTGAATAAAATGTGTATTACAAGTAAATTAAATACAGAAATCGAATTTTCATTAAGTAACGAATATCCTATGAAAATAGCATATCCTTTAGGAGAAGGCAGTTCATTAGTATTTTATATGGCTCCTAAAGTAAGTGAATAATGTTTTTTATTTATTTGATTTTTTTGTATTAAAAAATATTATTGTAATTGTTGAGTTTACTATGGTTGAGTTTACTATGGTTGAGTTTACTTCGTTCTAGTTAACAAAAATTATTATTATTTTTATGTAAAACTATTATCATGAAAATAATTATTGGATTGTTTATTTTTTGTTTAGTACTATTTATTTATTTGCATATACAATTTCACTTTAAAACGGGTGAAGATTTGGAAATGTATGAAGTAGAAGATCCATCTAAAGAAAAATTAGAAGAGATTTGTGATATACGGCAACCAGTATTGTTTGATTTTGAATGTAGTAAAATTATGGAATTATCTAACAAATCGTATATTTCTAATAATTATAGTGCTTTTGAAATAAAAATTAGAAATATAAAGGACTCTGATCCTAATGTTGAATTATATATACCATTACCAATACATTCAGCAGTGAAATTATTTGAAGAAGATAATGACGCCACTTATTTTTCTGAAAATAATACCGAGTTTTTAGAAGAAACTGGTGTCGCAAAAAGTTTAAAATATAATGACGAGTTTTTAAGACCTTATATGGTATCAAATTGTAATTATGATATTATGATGGGTTCTAATAATATGTGTACACCTTTTAGATATGAGTTAAATTACAGAAACTATTTACTTTTGACACAAGGTAGCGCACAAATAACTTTAGCACCTCCACATAGTGTAAAATATTTACATCCAGTATATGACTATGAGAATTTTGAATTTAGGTCGCCCGTTAATCCTTGGTCACCTCAACCTAAGTATAAGGCAGATTTCGATAAAATTAAATGTCTAGAATTTACATTTACACCTGGAAAAACACTTTTTATTCCTGCTTATTGGTGGTATAGTATTAAATTTCATAATAATAATACTAGTATTTCTTGCTTTCGATATAGAACCTATATGAACAATGCCGCTATTTTACCATATATTGGCATGCATGCATTACAAATCCAAAATGTTAAAAGAAATATTGTGAAAAAGGCTAGTATAACAGAGTTAAATAATGAAATCGTCAATTTTGAAGAACATAATGAGCCTGATAACAATATAGATAATGTAATAGCAGAACATAATGATGTAGGAACAAATATTTATGAATTACCTGACACTAATGATACAAATATTGATGTGTAGGAAAAATTATTCTTATATATTTACATATTCCTAAAGAAAATTTTTAATATTTTTATATATTATATGCAGCTATTTTCAGGTCTTTTCTCCAGTTCTAGTAAGACTAAGAGTAAGTCTACTAAGACTCGTAAAAGTAAATCTACTAAGACTCGTAAGAGTAAATCTACTAAGACTCGTAAGAGTAAATCTAAAAAGACTCGTAAGAGTAAATCTAAAAAAGTAAAGGGAATGAAAGGAGGATGAGGTGGAGCACCAAGTGTTAGTCTTCCTATGAATACGAATATTGGTATTATGAAGGGAGGCTGAGGTCAGGCCATAACTTCTATTTAGAAGTAAAGAGTATTTTAGATTTTTATTGAATGACAATAAATGCAAAATTTTAATCTATTTATAACTTGCATTTATTTGAAAAATAAAAAATAATTCTAAAATTCTCCTATTAGGTTTGCATATGTTTGAATAAGTTGCTTTTTAATTTTTTTAATTTGTATTATTTTTTTCGCTAGTTTTTGTGCCTCTTTTTCTCCTTCAAAACATACATACAAGTCACAACTCAAGTTAATATATATATCATTTACTATTTTTAGTTGTTCAGAAAAAAGTTTAGTTAATTCATTGAATTCTTCTTTTTTCATTTTTTTATATTATGTTTTATTATTTTTTCTTTTTTTGTACTATAAAATATTATGTTATATTTTATATTGCAAGTTTATCCAATTCATAATGAACTTCATCTGTTCTAGAAACTACTTTTGTAATATTTGCTCTGCAAAGCGGACATATTGGATTTACACGTAACGTATTTTTAGTACATTCTTTGCAAAACTCATGATTACAACCAAATGTAATAAAATCTGAATTATTATGAGTATTCATGCAAACACAACATTCATCTGGTTTTTTCATATCTTCTTGTAATTTTTCTACTATATTTTCTATATTAAATAAGCGAATTAAACTATGCGCATTTTGTATACTTTCAATGTATAGTAATTCTTCATTGTTGTATTCATTTGTTATTGTATTTGCAGACAAATTTTCATATGTTCGATTTTCTCTTATAGGGACACTTGTAAAGTCATTAAAGAAACTTATCATATTATATTCAAATGATGAATTATAGTCGTAGTCTAGATTTGGATTTGGATTCAAATTCAAATCATCATCTATAAGAGTTGTCATGGAATCATTAATATTACTTGAATATGTGCCATTACCAACAAAAGGATCTGTATTATCTGTTATACTAGATACATATTCGTATTTATATGTTTCGTAAATATATGTAGTGATTATATCACTATAACTGGTAATAGTATTGTGTACAGATGTATTACCTTGTAACTTTGATGTAAAAGCTCTTAAAAGTATTTTATTGTTTTCATAAGTATTCATTAACCATATCTTAAAATTATTAGGTTCCATAGTTTGACATTTACTAGCACAATCAATTTCAAATTCTCTTAAACATTCATTGTCGCATGTCAATATATTATGACCTGGACTCCTACAAAGAGAACAACAATATTCTCGCGTAACTCTATTATTATTATTTTGAATTTCCATTTTTGATTTATTAAACTTTAAATTTTAATAAATACTTTTCAATTTTATTTTTATATATTTTGTAACTTTTTCTCATCTAGAATAACAATATATACATAAAGATAATAAAGATATAAACACAACTATATATAACTATTGTCCGCATGCTTTATAAAATATATATTCATGATAGAAATTATACATCATGGGAAGTATTTGATGCTAATAAATTTTGTAAAATTGATAATATAGATATTGATCCAATAGGTTCGAAATTATTATCAAATGATGTATTTACATTGGATAAAAATAATAAGGTTACCATTATGCATTCTACCATACGTTCAGGAACATCTATGCCAGGTGTGCTTATTTTAGCAGGAAATAAGACATATGGTAGACATTGTAAACCTAATATTAAACCTAATAATCAAAAGGGAGGAAAAATGTTTTATAAATGTATTCCTGATGATATGCGTTTACCTGCATTTTTGGTGCCATATGAGATAAAAAATATTGGTTTTTCAAAAGTATTAAAAAATTTGTATGTTACCATTACATATGAAAATTGGGAAGATAAACATCCAATGGCAAAACTTGATAATATAATTGGTAAAGTTGATATTCTTGATAATTTTTATGAATATCAACTTTATTGCAAGAGCTTAAACGCATCTATACAGAAATTTCAAAAAGATACTTCAAAAGCACTTGAAAGCAAATGTCCCGAAGGTATTATTGAAACAATCAAAACAAAATATCCCAATATACAAGACCGCACTGATACAAAATTTTGGCATATTATGACAATTGATCCACCAAAGAGTTTAGATTATGATGATGGATTTAGTATTATTGACTTGGAAAATGGAATACAGCAATTAAGTATATACATTTCTAATGTCACTATATGGATGGATGTGTTAAATTTATGGGATTCTTTTTCGCGAAGAATTTCTACTATTTATTTACCCGACAAAAAACGCCCTATGTTACCAAGTATTTTATCGGATTGTTTATGTAGTTTACAGGAAAATGTAGTAAGAGTTGCATTTACAATTGATGTATTTATTAAAGATGGTATCATTTTAGATATTAAATATTCTAATTGTCTTATTAAAGTATATAAAAATTATTGCTACGAAGAATCAAAATTGCTTGCAGATTGTAAATATCATGTTATTTTGGATGCAGTACGAAAATTATCTGTAAAAAATTCTTATATGGATAGAGTTCATAATAGTCATGATGTTGTTTGTTATTTAATGATCCTTATGAATTATCATTGTGCTAAAGAATTAATTAAATTTAAAACAGGAATATTTCGTTCTACTATTATGAAGAAAGAAATAGAAATTCCTCAACATATACCAGAAGATACTGCAAAATTCATTAAAATTTGGAATGGTGCGTCTGGACAATATATAGATGGTTCTGAGATTATTGATAAACGTCATGAGTTGCTAGATATGGATGCTTATATACATATTACTAGTCCTATAAGGCGACTAGTTGATCTTTTAAATATGATAAAAATTCAACAAGTTGCTGGGTTTATTCAACTTTCTGAAAATAGTAGCATTTTTTATGATAAATGGTTAACAGATTTAGAAAGTATCAATATAACGATGCGTTCAATTCGCAAAGTTCAATGTGATTGTTCTCTACTTGATTTGTGTCATAAAACACCTGAAATTATGGATACAAAATATGATGGTTATTTGTTTGATAAAATATGCAGAAATGATGGATTGTTCCAATTTATTGTATTTTTACCAGAATTGAAATTGTCTTCTAGAATTACTTGTCGAGAAAATCTTGACAATTTTGATTGTAAAAAATTCAAAATGTTTTTATTTAATGATGAAGAAAAATTTAAGAAAAAAATTCGTTTACATATGGTATAACGTATATAATTTTTATTTAAAGTATTACTAGTTTTTGTCAACAAACACTTCCTTAGCAACTCGTTTGATAATTTTTTCTTCTTTTTCATATTCATTGTCGCCTTTGCCACCCATTGATTCTATAATGATTTTGTTGAACTGGTCAGAGTATTTTGAATTAATTTTCTTAAAATCAGGATATTTCTCTCTAAATTCTGAAATAAGATTTATATTTTTGTATGCAACATTCTTTACCATCTTATGTAGTTTGATACGTTTTTCATCTTCTTTTTCCCATTTGTCTTCATCTCTAATATACATTGTTTCTCTCTTTTTATCAATACAATGAATGGGTCTCTCTGTTACATCCAATGCATTTAACTTCTTTATAATGATATTCGAAATACCTTCAATATATCCAACTTCACCAACCTTTTCCAAGTCACTCAGTTGCAATTGGAGTGAATCTACAAATTCAGTAATGTTCATTGCATTTTTACAAGTTTCATTCAAAAAGAACTGCAAATTGAAAGACTTATTATGTGAATTAGTATTTATAGTATTGTATGTCCCGTTTTCAATCACTTTTAACATCATGTTTTTAAATTCTGATGTTTCTTTAATTAAATCTGAGTTCTGCTTAATAAGCATTAAAATTAATTGCTCTTTTTCAACTCCCTCCTTTTCAACTCCCTCTATAGAAATAATTTTTGAATCTTCAATTTCTATTTGACATTTTTTTTGATGTTTCCAAAGTCCTTGTCTATATTTATATTCTTTGCCACATTTACAAAAATATGCAGTGCAACTTTTTGCGTCATCCATTTTGTCCTCTTTTGTCTCCTTTTTATGTTTTCCTGTAGTCATATGTCTTGTATATCGCCATTTATCTGACGTATTAAAGTCACAAATATTGCAGCAAAAAATTGCCAACTTTTCCACCTCAATTTTGTCATCCATTTGTCTCCTAAATAGAGGACATAAAAAAGTTGTTAAGTCCTTTTCTAAAAATATATTTTAAAAATTATGCAAACAAATTGTTAATTATTTTTTTGGTAGTCAGACCATAAGATTTTTTATGGTAACAAATTTTTGGTTTTGGGCAAACTATTTTTAGGTTTTGGTTTTTGGACATTTATTTTTGTCCATTTTTTGAAATCCGAAATACTTTGCCCAAAACTATTTTAAAGAATTAATAGTATAAATTGGAAAAAGTACTTAAAGATGTTTATCAACAAACACTTCCTTAGCAACTCGTTTGATGATTTTTTCTTCTTTTTCATATTCATTATCACCCTTGCCACCCATTGATTCTATAATGATTTTGTTGAACTGATCAGAGTATTTTGAATTGATTTTCTTAAAATCTGGATATTTCTCTCTAAATTCTGAAATAAGGTTTATGTTTTTATATGCAACATTCTTTACCATCTTATGTAACTTGATACGTTTTTCATCTTCTTTTTCCCATTTGTCTTCATCTCTAATATACATTGTTTCTCTCTTTTTATCAATACAATGAATGGGTCTTTCACTAATATCCAATGCATTTAATTTCTTTATAATGATATTCGAAATGCCTTCAATATAACCAACTTCACCAACCTTTTCCAAGTCACTCAGTTGCAATTGGAGAGAATCTACAAATTCAGTAATATTCATTGCATTTTTACAAGTTTCATTCAAAAAGAACTGCAAATTGAAAGACTTATTATGGGAATTAGTATGAGTAGTGTTATGTGTACCATTTTTACAGATTTCATATAATTTATTTATTAAATCTTGATTTTGTTTTTGTGTTTCATTATTTTGTTTTTGTGTTTCGTTATTTTGCTCTACAAGGTCTTTATTTTGTTTTACAACTTCTAACACCATATTTGTAAGCATTTCTACATTTGAAATATCAATTATTGTATTATAATCATTTGAATTTTCACAATTCTTTTTATGCTTCCATAAGCCAGCTCTGGTTGTATATTCTTTGCCACAATGACAAGTAAAAATGGCATTTTTATTTTTATTTATTTTTACCATTTTGTTTCCATTGACACGATACATATGTTTTTTGGTGTTGGTATGTATTTCATAGTTGCTTTTTTTACTGCATTTAAAGTTGCATAATTTGCATTCAAAATCGGCATTTTCCGCATTTTTTTTTTGGTTCCATATTTCCATATATTGGAAACAGAAAAAAATGCCTAAATATGTTCTTAAATATATTTAAAAAATTATGCAAACAATTTGTAAATTATTTTTTTAGTAACCAGACCATAAGAATTTTTATGGTAACAAATTTTCGGTTTTTGGGAAACTATTTTTAGGTTTTCATTTTTGGACATTTATTTTTGTCCATTTTTTAAAATCCGAAATACTTTCCCAAAAATATATTCAAGATTTTATAATATAAATTGGCAAAACTACTTAAAGAATATTTTCTGATTATTATTTTTGTAAAATTTTAAATATATTTAAATAAATATAAAATATGTCTTGGACTGAACGAAAGCCATCAAATGAAACTCAATATTGGAATAGTGTAGCATCAGATGCTAGTGGTAATAATTTAGTTGCTTGTGTTTATGGAATTATATATACATCAAAAAATTCTGGTGTAAATTGGACTGCTCAAACGTCATATAAATCCAACGATTGGTATTCTGTAGCATCATCAAGTGATGGAGAAAAATTGGTTGCTTGTGTAAATAGTGATATAAAAAATGGATTTATATACACATCAACAGATTATGGTGTAAATTGGACTGCACGAATGACAGATGAAAACCGAAAATGGTATTCTGTATCATCATCAAGTGATGGTAAAAATTTGGTCGCTTGTGTATATGGTGGATATATATGGACATCAATAAATTATGGTGTTGACTGGGATCCTCGAGATGAAACACGATATTGGTCTAGCGTAGCATCAGATGCTAGTGGTAAAAATTTGGTCGCTTGTGTATATGGTGGATATATATGGACATCAATAGATTTTGGTGTTACCTGGGTTCAACAACAAACTACAGATGAAACCCGATATTGGTATTCTGTAGCATCATCAAGTGACGGAAAAAATTTGGTCGCTGGTGTTTATGGTGGATATATATACACATCAACAGATTATGGTGTAACTTGGATTGAAAAAACAAAATCTGGTAGCCGATCTTGGTATAGTGTAGCATCATCAAGTGATGGAACTAAATTGGTTGCTTGTAATTATAGTGGATATATATATATATCAATAGATTCAGGTGAAAACTGGTCTCCACAAATGACAGATAAAACAACCAAAAATTGGCGGTGTGTAGCATCATCAAGCGATGGTAATAAATTAGTCGCTGGTGTTTATGGAGGATATATTTGGACATATGTAGCTGATGAAGTAGTAACTGATTACAATGCTGTTTCAGGTTCATTAATTAGTCAATTCTTGAATAATAATGTTATTGTAAACACATTTACTACCATTCCAGGAAACTTGGATACTACAATGTTAGAAGATGGTGACTATTCAGATCCATCTATAATTAATATTTTTGAACATTTAAAAAATTATAGTTATAATGATTCAATATTTGATAATATTACATATAATTTAGCTGCATTTTTCACTTCAACTGCTTATGAACAAGCGTATGTAAAAATAATAAATGAAGAACTAACTCCACTATTTGTATCTGGTAAAATTACAAAGGAACAATATGACATTGCGTTAAAAGTTTCTGCAAAAGAATTATCAGATAAATACCCTGTTTGGTATTTTGTCAATGTTGCAAAAATCCAAAAGGCAATTGTTAAATATAAATATATTTTGAACCTAAAATAAAGTAAACAATTTTTTGATTATTATTATTTTTGTAAAATTTTAAATATATTTTTATAAATATAATATGAGTTGGACTGAACAAACAGGATCTGAAATCCTTAGATGGAGTAGTATAGCATCATCAAGTGATGGACAATTTGTGGTTGCTTGTGTAGATTATGAATATATATATACATCAACAAACTATGGTGTAGATTGGACTCCACGAATGACAGATGAAAAACGCCATTGGTATTCTGTAGCATCCTCAAGCGATGGAACAAAATTGGTTGCTTGTGTTCACTACTATGGAAAAATATGGACATCAACAGATTCTGGTGAAACTTGGACTACACAAATGACAGATGATGAAGAACGATATTGGTATCGTGTAGCATCATCAAGTGATGGAGAAAAATTGGTTGCTTGTGTTTATAATAAAACTAGTGATGGATATATATATACATCAATAAATTCTGGTGAAAGTTGGACTGCACGAATGACAGATATAGCACGCGATTGGACTGGTGTAGCATCATCAAGTGATGGAAAAAATTTGATCGCTTGTAATAATGTAGGATACCTATGGATATCAATAGATTATGGTCTAACTTGGATTGAACGAAAGCCAACAGAAGAAACACACAATTGGATGTGTGTAGCATCATCAAGTGATGGAACAAAATTGCTCGCTTGTGACATTGAATATGTATATATATCAACAGATTCTGGTGATACTTGGACCCCTCGAATAACAGATGTAAAACAAAGTTGGAAATGTCTAGCATCATCGAGTGATGGTATAAAAATGGCCGCTGGTACTTCAGGTGGACGTATATATATATCAACAGATTCTGGTAAAAATTGGATTCAGCAAAATTCATTTCAAGATTATAAACCATATTGGAGTTGCATAGCATCAAACGCTGCAGGTGATAAATTATTTGCTACTGTTCAGATGGGACGTATTTGGACATATGTAGCTGATGAAGTAGTAACTGATTACAATGCTGTTTCAGGTTCATTAATTAGTCAATTCTTGAATAATAATGTTATTGTAAACACATTTACTACCATTCCAGGAAACCTAGATACGACAATGTTAGAAGATGGTGACTATTCAGATCCATCTATACTTGATATTTTTGAACATTTGAAAAATTATAGTTATAATGATTCAATATTTGATACTATTAAATATAAATTAGCTGCATTTTTTTCTTCTATTGCTTATGAACAAGCATATGTAAAAATAATAAATGAAAAACTAACTCCACTATTTGTATCTGGTAAAATTACAAAGGAAGAATATGACATTGCGTTGAAAGTTGCGGCAAAGGAATTATCTGATAAATATCCTACTTGGTATTTTGTTAATGTTGCAAAAATCCAAAAGGCAATTGTAAAATATAAATATATTTTGAACCAAAAATAAAGTACAATTTTTTTTGATTATTATTTTTGTAAAATTTTAAATATATTTAATAAATATAATTAATATGTCTTCTTCGATTTGGACGATGGATTGGACTCAACAAACAGGATCTGAAAGCCTAACTTGGCAATCTGTAGCATCATCAAGTGATGGAACAAAATTGGTTGCTTGTGTTGATGGTGGATATATATATACATCACAAGATTCAGGTGTTACCTGGATTCAAAAAACTACAGATTTAACACGAAGTTGGCGTAGTGTAGCATCATCAAGTGATGGACAATATTTGGTTGCTTGTGTTAATAGTGGATATATATATACATCAACAGATTCTGGTGAAATCTGGTCTCCGCAAAAACAAGGATCAATTTGGAATTGGCGTGGTGTAGCATCATCAAGTGATGGTAGTAAGTTAGTTGCTTGTGCTTATAGTGGAAAAATATATACATCAACAGATTATGGTAAAACTTGGAATCCACGAACAAATCAAACAGGATATTGGTATTCTATAGCATCAGACGCAAGTGGTAATAATTTGGTTGCTTCTGATTATAGTTTTGGACAAATATGGACATCAACAAATTCAGGTGTAGATTGGAATTCTAAAAGTAATTTAAAAAATTGTAATAGTCTAGCATCATCAAGTGATGGAAAAAAATTGGTTGCATCTACTTATAGTGGATATATATATACATCAATAGATTATGGTGTCAATTGGAGTACAAATACAGAGTCTTCTGGTTCTGCAAGTTGGTATTCTGTAGCATCATCAAGCGATGGAACAAAATTAGTTGCTTGTGGTTATAGTTTAATAAAAATATCATTAGATTCAGGTGTGACTTGGATTCCTCAAATGACAAATCTACCAGCACAAAAATGGAAGTGTGTAGCATCAAATGCTGCCGGTGATAAATTGGTTGCTGGTGTTACTTCAGGAAATTTTTGGACATGTACTCCTAAAAATTGGCGTAGTATGGCATCATCAAGTGATGGAAAATATTTGGTGGCTTGTGAAAGTGATGGATATATATGGACATCGTCAGATTATGGTGTCAATTGGAGTACAAATAATTATGCTTCAGGTAAACAAAAATGGTATAGTGTAGCATCAGACGTTAGTGGAAAAAATTTGGTAAGTTCTGGAACTAATGACTCATATAGGTCAACAGATTATGGTAAATCTTGGTCTTTTATGGAACAATATGCTGGTCAGAATATTTTAACATCCTCCTCTACTGGTGGTGTTTTACAAAGGGTTGGTAGTTACGCCGGAAGTCCATATAAATATGAGTATAATTCATTTAATTCTGGTTACACTTGGCATAAACTTACTTTTAAAGGTACTTATTCAAGTTTTTATTGTACATCAACATCCTCGACTGGACAATATTGGGTAGGTGCTGATACTGGAGAAGATATCCGCGTATCAATAGATTATGGTAGTGGAACACAACCAACTAATGGTAAAGATAAAAAATGGAGGGGTATATCAATATCAAGTGATGGTATAAACGTGGTTGCGTGTGCATATAATAACTATATATACACATCTACTAATAGTGGATTTAATTGGACCGCTAAAACTAATAGCGGCATTAAAAATTGGACTGGTATAGCATCATCAAGTGATGGAAAAATAATTGCTGCTTGTGATAGTGGTGGATACATATATAAATCATATGATTATGGTGAAAATTGGAGAGTAGTAAAATCATATTCTTCAACTTGGACTTATATAACAATATCAGCAGATGGAAGTTTTTTAGCTGCTTGTGCAAATGAATGTATATACACATATACTGAAGTTGTAACTGATGTAAATTTTAGTTCAGGTTCACTAATTACTGAATTCTTGAATAATGATGTTATTGTAAACACATTTATTACCATTCCAGGAAACCTAGATACAAAAATGTTAGAAGATGGTGACTATTCAGATCCATCTATACATAATATTTTTGAACATTTGAAAAATTATAGTTATAATGATTCAATATTTGATACTATTAAATATAAATTAGCTGCATTTTTTTCTTCTATTGCTTATGAACAAGCATATGTAA